GTCGACAGCATTTCTGGATTCAATGGTTGTCAGATACTATTGGAAAACATTGTAATGAAACAGGATTAAGAGGCACTCTTACTTTCGGAGATTTAAAAGAACACATAAAACTATGGGAAGACAGAGGGTATGTAATTGAATTTACAAACAACTTAATAAAATGATACCAAAAACAAAAGGTTACACGGAAATCGTAAAGATAACGGAAGCTGCTTTAAATGGAGATACAGGGCATTATAATCGATATATTATCGATGCAATGATAGAATTCAAAAACCAATCCAGTGTAAACCCTACAGATGATGATATTGAGAATGCAGCAACGGATTACATAAATGATGCAGGTGTTGATTTGTTTTGTACTGATGTTGAAGCATTAGTAAACGCAGCCTACATGGCAGGCGCAAAAGAAATTAGAGATAACAAAATTCACATTTCAAAAAGTAAGGTATGAAAACAGAAAATTATAAAGACTGCGCTAAATCAGATATGATGAATGATGCTTTAAAGCATTATGATGAAGCTGGAAGAGCTATTAATCATTGGCGAAGTGATATATACGAAGCTATTAAAGCGTATTATTCCGAACCGAATCAACTCGAATCATCATCCCCCCGACCTGTGGAAGATGGAAAGCCTTATTGGATGATTAAGAATGTGTTTTATAGTACGATTCCTCATTATTTAGATGTTGATGGTAAAAGATGGGTTACTGATATTCATAAAGCTACCAAATTTAGAAATCATACGGAATGCACTGCTGAATGGATATTAAATAATCATTGTGGGTATGTTACCGAACACATGGATGTATCAGAGGGGAAATCCGACATGGATATAGTCGCAAAGTTCCCAGAGCAGAAAACTATTAAGGCTAAGTTGGTGTATGAGCAACCCGAACAGGAGGTGAATCCAGAAGAATTATGGGATTTATTTTCAGAATCTGTCGGAGAAAGTTTTGATGATGTCGGTTTTTATGCTGGTAGAACCGTAATGGCTAAAGATCAGTTTATTAAAGCAATCGGAAAAGCATCACTCCGAGAGGTGAAGATGCCAGATAGGGAGGCAGTTAAGAAAAGAGTAAATCAAGGCGCTTATTTGAATGCAGTTGAAAAGTCAAATAATGTATTTCAAGACGTTTTTGAATTGGCTGTTGCATGGACTATTGGCGAGATAAAGAGGATTAACAATTTGGAGCAGAGATTTTAACAGTAATAGTTAAAAATGGAACCCCCTGCCTTTATGCCAAAGTAAATCCAGATAAGCAGCAAATTCAGCATGTTATTAGGATTTTTGGGACTGGTCATCCTATTCAAGATGATTTTAAGGGAAAGTATATTGGTACTTATATAATACAAGTTACTCTTGTCTTTCATGTATTCTTAATGCCGGTGCAATAATAAAAAAGGGGCTAAATTAAAGCCCCTTTGTTTTTACCGTATGCTAGCCCCTATGACTACCCCAGTAACTATAATGGCAGTCAACCGCCAAAACCCCTTCTTTCGTTTTTCCTTCTTGTATTGCTTATCCTTTAGATCGAGCAGAACTGTATCATTGTTTATAATACTGTCCAGAGAATTAATATTTTGATTTAAGTATGTTATTTTATCATTCTTTAACGTCAAAATACTATCCTTTTTTACTATCCTAGATTCACAATTCTCAACCTGCCCGAGTAGATTGCTATTAATTTTACCCAACTGAAGTTTCTGTAAATAGGTTAAATGAATAGCCTTTACCTGAGAAGCGTTAAAGGGATACCGATTAACCCCCTCGAAAACGTAAACAAAACGTGTAAGAATCGAATAACTACTGTCGGGCGGTATATTATCCAAGCTCGAAGCTAAATTGTCGTATTGCCCCTTCAAATTGGTAAATTGAGAGTTTAGTTTTTCCTTCTCTATTTCCGAGAGCTTTAAATTGCCTTCAACAATACTTATTTTAACATCCTTCGCCTTGATAAGAGCATCCCTGAGCTTTACCTGACTAGCTAAATTATCCTTAGCAAGAGTAAGCTCAGCAACGACTACCTGCTGTTCAGCGTATTTTTTACGGGAACAATTGTTAACCCCTAAAAGGAAAACAATGCCCAATACGCTCAACGCCGCTAATATCCACTTGATTTCTTTCATGGCTTAGTTGATACCCACTACGGTATCTATTTTTTTATCAAATACTCCCACTATTTTCTTCCATACCGCTTGACCTGAAACTCCTGCTAGTAAGGCAGTGATCTTTGTTATAGGATAAATAGTGACCAAATCCTCCCTCGACCATACCAAGGCACAGCCAGTTAGAATTGAAAGCCATGATGGGATTATCATATTCCGCACCCAGTTGAAATCTTTTGTTTTGGAGGTTTCATTCCATTGTAAGGTGGCGTAAATAACCACTCCGAATAATACTGCTAAATAAAGTTCCATAATGTTTATAGTTTTACTTGGTTACAAAAATCCGCTATCATTTGTGCGTAATTCATCTGATTGATAGGGTCTCGCATAATTACCCAGTCCTCATAAGTATCAAAGAATAACCATTCAGGCAATATCGCTGGACACTTAGATTGTACTAACATCCAGAACTTCGATTCTTTGTCTGGGTCTTGGTCACACTTATCAGCACGCATTGCGGTGGTAGGAAACTTTGCAGCGAACATGTCATAAAATCTCGTTGCGTAAGGGTCACTTCCATCTTGTCCAGGACTTGTCCAGATTTCAAAACCTCTTCCCCCTCCTGCATTTGAATGTAAGTCAATGAGTAAACAGTTTTCTTTGCCATAGTGAGAACAGTAGGAATTGATAATATTGGTACGAACAGATAGGGGTATGTCTAAGTCAGTAGGACAGACATCAATGAACTTCAGTTTATACTGAACTAGTAATCGAAGTACATAGTTTTTAATCTGCCTATTCAAAGCCCCCTCATACGCAATAGTGCCGTCCTTATGGGTAAACATCTTTGCAGGGGCGGTTTGATACGCCCCATTTATAAACCCGCCATGACCTGAGTCAATTAGGAATATCTTTTCCATTATTTCTTACTCTACTTTGTTTGGATTGGTTTAGCATTTTGTACTTTTAATACCAGTTCCAGAGTGTATGCAGTTACCTGTCCACCTGAATCAAGAAGGTCTGCTCCTTTTTTCAAAAATTCAATTTCAGAATTTTCAAAGTTAAAGCTAACGTCTTTTATTTTCGTTTTATCCCAATTTATACCACCATTCTGAGCATCCTTTATTCCAAATGCTTCTATTTCTTTAGCGGTAAACTCAACCAAGGATGTAAGGTTTTTAGCCATCAACATTTCTACTATTTTCCCATTTTTAGGAAGTAGTTCATTGAATACAGCTCTATCAAGTACGGATAATTTAATTTCAGTCATTTTTATATTTTTTAAAAGTTAGACGTTAGTTGCCTGAGCACTTATAGCACTTAATTTAGCATCAATCTCAGCAATCATTTCTGTGAGACGGGTTTTTTCTAGTTCAAGGCTAGTAACCGAGAACCATCCAAGGCTCTTTGGAATAGTAACGTCTTTGTTATTAACGTCTTTAACTGTTTCAGTACTTAACAGTTCATACTTTTTTTCTGGTTGGACAGGTCGCATCTCAGCGGAATTGTCCATTTCTTTTACAATGTAATTCATGATTAAATTTATTTGGTTAATAATTAAAAAGGTAAATATAATTAAATTTTTTTAATACTAAGTAAATGATGATACTACCCAAAAATTACTACCAATGTAAATTAAGGTCATGCACCTATGTTGCCCATATACTACAGTGGATACACTACTACCAGCATAAAAAATAGAATCCCCCGAACCCGTTGCTATAGATACGGTTAAGTTGACAGCACTTATATTAGAAATAATAAATGTTCTACCTAGTGTTGGAGTCAGTGGCAAATAAATAGTGGAGGCAGATCCATTTAGATATACCTGCAAAGTTGCAGAATCATCATCTAACTGAGCAAGAGGTTGTGGTCTATCATGGTCTACATATAAAAATTGGGTTGCCTTTACTTGTATATTAGGTTCTAATGTTGTAGATACTTCATTGGTAAAATCAAAGTGAGAACCTCTCAACCTGAATTCTTTTACGTAGGCAGTATTTGTACCACTAGTACCATGAGCATAAACCTGAATTAAATCCCCTGCTGCCCAACCAGATATATCTTCAGTAAACATACTACCAGTAGCATTTGGACTGTTTCTTTCTGTACCTACAGCAACCCCGTTCCTATATATTCTTGCATAGGTGTTGTTTGCTCCTGAGCTTCTTAAATGAAAAGTAATTCTTAATGTCTTTGTTCCTTGTATATCCGCCCCTAATGTCATTTGCTGTAACTTAACATAAGTAGCAGAACTAGTACTGTATTGCAAATCTATTCTACCTATAATATCACTTCCTATAATATAAGAAGTTATAAATTTTGAAGCAATAGCTGTTCCTGCGGGAGTGACTCGGAAAGGGGCAGTTGCTCGGTTAGCATAAGTTTGCCCTGCGTAAAATGGATAATCTGTTGGAGCCATTCCTGAACTGGTTGCCGCTGTTCCTGTGTCTTTAGCAATATAAGTAGATTGAATAGTCCAACCACCGATAGTACCACTTGTAGCTGTAACACTACCTGTAATAGTTGCATTCGTAGCTGTTAGTGCTCCTGCTAGAGTAACCCTAAATGGTGCTGAAGCAAAAGCAGTAGCACCTAAATGAATTCCATTGGCGGTATCTAGTGATATTGTAGTTGCTACTGATCCAGCACTTAATTTAGTTGAACTTAAAGTAAACCCACCAATAGTACCACTAGTTGCTGTTAATACTCCTGTTTCAGTTACTCTAAAAGGAGCTGATGTTGGAGTAGAGCTTCCTGCATATATTCTAACGTCATCACCTCCTGTAACAGCAGAACTCAAGCCAACTGTTGTTGCTCCACTACCAGCAGTTAATGCGTTAGACGTTAATGTCCAACCACCGATAGCACCGCTAGTTGCTGTGATCTTACCTTTTAAGAATACATTGTCGGCGTATAATCCGTAACCGCTTAATGCTCCATACTCAGCATCAGTTATACCTGTAAGCAATCCTAATCTTACTTTTACGTTACTGCTGGTAAAAGAGTAAGAATTGACCCCGTTCATAACATCTATAAAAGGAGCATTGCTATCGCTTGTAGTCATGTAAATAGAACTCTGTCTTGCCGCATCTGTACTATTACCAACCTTTACTAAATCATCCCCGATTTCAGGAGTTCCTGAACCATCGGTTTTAATCATTGTAAAACCATCAGTTACAAGACTTGTGACAATAGCGGAATAGTATTTTACACCTCTTCCATTAAATGCTTGACATCTTAATATATCATTTACAGCAAATTCAACAGCTATATTACTCCCATCCCTATCAATTAAAACTGTATAGGTTGGATTGACATAAGATACTGTTTTAATCTTATGTGCAGAACTTACCCAAAAACTACCACCTATTGCCCTAATCTTTTTGATGATTAGTTCATAAACGGTCATTGCCTTTCTTACTATTAAATTATCTAGTTCCAAGTCATAATTGCTACCACTCTTTACAAGTTGCATTCCATTGCCGTTAAAGCCTGATAGATATGATGTTGTCAGTAACCTTGTATCACCAAGGACGTCTAATTTAATATCTTCTGGGTCATTTGTTCCAATACCTACACTACCTGGAAAATACACATTGCCAGTATTCAAAAGTCGCATTGCTAAAGTACCATTTGTAGCTGCATCCCAAGCAGCAGTGTTATTGGTATAAAATGAACCATAGCCACCTACATTAGTTGCTCCAAATCTTATTTCATTATCATCATTATTTCCAAATTGTAACCTGCCCTGTGCTCCATTTGTCATACCTAGTACAGTATTGTAATTGGTATTGTAATTACTATTTGAAAGTCTTATTGAAGTATTTGTAGCTGCACCATTTCCGTGTACTTCTAATTGACTTGCAGGTGCTGTTGTACCAATACCTACATTACCATCATTACGAATTGACATTCTTGTGTTATCATCAGTTTGAAACTGTATATCATTTCCTGTTATTGAATTAAGAAATAATGCAGTACTTGAAGCACGAATATCTGCCCTTTTATTTATACCTGTATGAAAATCTATTTGTGGTAGTGTAGCGTGTTGTAAATCAAGTGTTGCTGTTGGTGTAGTAGTTCCAATGCCTACCTTACCATCACTTAAAACTGTTAAATATTCCGAGCCATTGGCAGCAATCCCAATCCTATCAGTTGCTCCTTTATATATTCCATAACCACTTCCTGAATTTTCTCTAAGTAAATATCCAGTTGTATTTGAAATATTTAATGTTGTGGATGTAACCGTGCCTGTAAATGTAGGACTTACTTTAGGTGCAAGATAACCTTCACCATTACTATGAAATATACCTGTCGCATCAACGCCTAAAAAATGAGTTGAGGCATATATTCTAAGATCTGCACCACCGTCCAGTAATTGAATACCACCTCTATGAACACCACCGCTGGTACCTTTTATTAACCAAGTTGCACTTCCACCTGTACCCATTATAGTGTTATAACCACCTGTACCATAAACTCCCCAAGAGTCACTGACGCCCGTGGCGTTTACTTCTCCCGTGAATATAGGACTAGCTTTAGGGGCATACACTGTTAAATCAGTAGGGGTGCTAGTGGAAGAGCCTCCAGAAGTCCCACTAACACCACTAAACGAGCCTGGTACATAAGTTTTAGGTACATATCTTTTTGTTAGAGTTACTGTAGTTGCCATATTTTTAGTCTATTATAATTGGTTCTTGTCCGTATTCATCTGCTGATATAGAACTTATACACGACACTAAATCAAAGGAGTAATTATTGAGTATAAAAGGAACATTGCTGCCACTTTCCTTTATATCCGTATCATATAGAGTACACAAAGGGCGCATCATAATATTAGTGAGTATAGAAGCTGTTAATTTTGATCTGGTCTTGCTAGAATACCGAGTAACAGACCTAATCAAAAAATAAACTAAGTCATGTACGGTATAAGCTGGTTCACTAGGATCAAACGCTAAATCATCTTGCCAATATCTAGTTCTATCACCATCTATATACAATCCATTTTTTAGGTTCAGATTGTGGGTATCAAATAATACTAGTGATAAAGGTTGTTTTTTAACAAAATCATCCACTATAGTTGCTTGTATGTTATTATCCTGAAGTTCTCCATTTACCTTAACTACAAAATCCCCTACCCAAGTTGGACCAGAAGTACCGATATACTTAAAATTATCGATAGCGTCATCTGGTGCTGTTGCAACTTTATATCCAATAGGAAGTATAACCAATACAAATTCCTGAGTCAAATCCCCTCTACGATTCACTACAGCATCTGTTAAGTCTATGCTATGAGTAAATTCTATGGTTTTATTTTTAACATCCTTCTTATATACCTCTATTTCAAAAATCCTAGTGGAACCATTTACTGGATAAACAGTGGAATATGTGTAAGTGTCTCCTGAAGGTTCTATAAATTTATCAACTAAATGAACGTCATTTTTAGCCACCATTAAAAAATACCTACCATAAATAATATACTCATCATACGCAGCAATGGAATCTTCCACTTTATATTTCCAAGATACTTGTATATTGGTAGGTATATCACCGCTTACAGCTGCTGAATTCCATGATACCTTAAATTTATGATAAATACCATAATTCTCGGTATAACTGATAAAACACATAGCTTTATCAATATCATAATACCCAGTTTTAGCATTATACGGAAAAGCACAACCATTCTCGGCATACCATTTACGAAGCTGAATAGTAGAAGAATCAAAATTGTAAGGCACTAAATCCGAGGCTAAGGTTGCAGGCCAATTATTATATACCTGAGAATCATACTCAGTGTCTTCTAATTCTATCTCAAACGTCTTTAATCCTGATATGTAAGACCTTACCTGAGTTAGGTTGGTATATTTAAAGTGAGTGGATTGTTTAGTATAAGACTGACGCAAATTGGAAATAAGTCCTGGAGTTGAAGAACCTGCTGCAAATAAAGTCCAACCTGTAGAGCTATCTAACAACTCGGGGTATCTTTCTATGTACCAAGCTCCTTGATAAGCGTATATCCTGCAATGGAATGTTTTTAGAATACTTTCCAGAACTTCATAGGGGCTTATGGGTTTGTCTACCGAGGAATAAAAAATATCGGCATCCGCCGTAACCTGCTCAAATAAAGTATGTCCAGGGGTATTAGTAGACATGATAGTAGAACCCCACCCCTTCCAAGGGAACAATCTACAATTGATGTATATAGGATAGCTTAAACCTGTAAAAGCTAAAGCCATCTGTAACAATTCTAGCAGCGTGTATTCAACCCCTAGTTCCACCCCCACAAACTCGGTATCGGATAACCGTTTCAAATAGTCGGTGAAAGTAATGGAAATTATTCCGTTTTTATATAATTGTTGTTCCGTTACATCGCATACCATAAATCCTTCAAACACCAAAGTACCGCCACGAGTTATAAGGGCTTTATATTGTTTTTCATGATTCTTTAATAAGTCTGATAAAGTATCAAAGTCGTCAAAGTTATTTACTATGTTTAAATCTGCCGACAGGGATATAATAGGGTCAAAGAAATCTGCATTGGAGTATCGTAAAACCAATTCAGTAGATTTTAATGCTGTAGAACCACCAGCATATCCATTTTTCTGTATGCTAACAACTACTAGGTTTTGATAGTAGTCATAAAATTGGGTTGTATAAATAGTTCCGTATGCCATTTTAGGTTATTTTTTGCTTTCTGTTCACTTTATTCAAAACACCTACAAGTTCCATCCCGTCTATCCTAAACGTAACCTCACCGCCGCCAACACCGCCGCTATCTCCTAATATGCTTTTCAACTTGTTTAGAGGGGCTATAACCTCAGGATTACTACTTGCACCAGGATATTCCCCAACTTGAGCTAAAGTATCCCCGTATGCAAGTCCCCCACTAGCTAAAGCAGGTATTTGATTGATGGCTGTATTGGCGGCCCCTAAAGCCAGCCCTACTAGAACAGGAATTAGTGCTAGTCCCACTGGACCAAGGCTCCCCGCTGCAACCAAGGCAGTAGTAATCGCTGCTGCTACAGACTTAGCTATTTCAGCAGTGATAAATTGTCTAGCAGCATCTTTGACTGCAGCCCCGTATTCCGCCCAACTCTCGGCACCACTTTGTAGTGACCTTCCAATTTGTTCACCCACACGGTACATAGCTACATAAAGATCATCTGCCCCTGTCTTAGCTTGAGCCAACCATTCTACAAATTTATCCATTCCTGGGTTGTTCATCACATCTGGTAGGGCTTGTACTGCTTCATAATTAATAGGACTAGCAGTTGACCCACCAAAATTAGCTTCCGTGTCTTTCTCTATTTGTTCCGTGTAATCAGTATCATCAAAATTGTCAGTTTTTATTTCTATCAGTCCTGTGTTTAGTGCCTTTAACTCATCCTGTAATAAACTCAGACGGTAATTATGTCCTACTAAAGCGTCCCTGTTTCTTTCTTTTTCTATTACTTTTTGAAGCTCTGCTATTTCTAGCTCTTTTGCTTCTATCAAACTCAACTGCTTGACAATCTCACCGCCTCCATCTCCACCTTTGCCGCCGTTACCACCTTTGCCGCCGTCACCACTGCCTAGTACAGGTACTTTGGAAGGATTTTCGCTGAAAGTATTGAATAAATCCATATATCCTTTGAGCTCTTTTCTAGCCAAAACCTCCGCCGCCGCTGCATCTTCCCAAGCATTTTGTAAACGTAAACTGCCCCCCTTATGAGAATCAAAAGCATACTGGGCTTCCAAGGTAGCCAGTCTTGCTTTTTCCACAGCTTCCATTTTCTTGGTCAGTTGTTCTTCTATGACCTTTAATCTTATTTTTTCATATAAAGCATTTAGATAATCATCCAAAGCGTGCCCAGTGGTTGATAACAATTCTCCTTCTTTGCTCAATTCAAAATTAGCTTCTGGCATTATGGCATTAAGCTCCTTGATTGCTTTTAATCGCTTTTCATCGGATAAACCTTTGTTCATAGCTTCCCAATGTAACTTCTTAACTGCCGCAGCTTCTTTTGCATACCCATCCGCAACTAATCCAGAAATAGCAGCATGGGCTTTTTCTACATCAGTTAATTCGCCTACCAATACATTACAAATTGACAAATATGTTATTAAAGCTACTAGTGCCAATGTTGTAGCTAATAGTACCAATGGGTTAGCTTCTAAAAATAACATAGCGTTAGCCAGTCCTATAATAGCTGCGCCCAATAAATTAACAACAGGTATTAAACCTATAAAAATATACATAGTGGTACTAACTAGTAAACTCAATGGACCAAGCACCGCCATAAACGCAGCAAATCCTAATATTAGTTTTTGCATTTCAGGACTTAACGACATAAAAGAATCGGTGACTCTTTTTAAAGCCCCCGCCACAACATCAAACATTTTGGTTAAGTATGGTAATACAGCAGTTCCTAAATCAATAGCAGATACTTTAATAGAGGATACAGACCTATCCCATTCCTTTTTCCAAGTCTTAGCCATCTCCTCATAGTTCCTACCAAAATCTCCCGTGGACTTATCAACCTCTCCCATTATACCTGCTGTTTTCTCTGCGGCTTGTCCTGTATAGTTTAAAGCACCCGACAAAGCTCTCATCTCCGGGAATATATCAGCCATGGTCTTGCCATATTTCCGCGTAAGTTCATCCAGATACTTCATAGTAACATCAAATCCCTTTTCCCTTAACATTACCTGAACCTCTTCTACAGAGGTTTTCATGCCTATAAAAGCATCTTTAACTTCATCAATAGGGTTTAATATTTTAAATAATATATTACGTAAATAAGTAGCTGAATTTGCCGTGGAAGAAGTTGTCAAAGTCATAACCGCCAAAGCTCCCCCGACCTCCTCAATACTTACCCCTAATTCCTGAGCTATGGGGAGGATAGTACCAAAAGCGGTTACCATTGCAGCTGGTTCTGCTTTACCTTCTCGTATAGAGGCGGTCAACACGTCCATAACTCTAGCTGCAGTTAGTCCTTCCGTTTCATAAGCATTCATAGCTCCCGTTAATAGGTTGGCCAAGTCTTTAGCCTCTCCCATACCTGCAGCAGAACCTTTTGCAGCCATATCTAAGGCCTCCAACGCTCGGGCTCCTTTCAAACCAGAGGATTCTATGAAATACAAAGTCTCGGCTAACTCCTGTGGTCCAACTCCTGTGGACACTGCTAACTCTTTAACCACTTTACTCAATCCCGATATTTCACCGCTAGCAACTCCGGCTAACCCTATCATTTTTTTCATAGAGTACTCGAACTCCATACCAGCGGTGGCAATTGATTTAGTGGCTAACACCATAGGTGCGGTGATAGTAGTGGAAGCCAACCACCCAAAGCTCCTAAGTTTAGCAGCAGTTGCCTGCATGTTATTAGAAGTTTTAGTCAGAGTGCCGTTAACCTGGTTTATCTGTTTATTGAACATTGAAGTGTCCAACCCCAAACTAGCCCATAATTGACCTATATTAAGTCCGTTCATAATATTTATTTTTTAAACGCCTGTACTATATTTTTTAACACAGTTTTCACTTCCTCCACTGATTGAGTTTTAACTTCTTTTTTCTGTTCTTTATCCCAAGGGAAAGACATTAACTTGGTAACTTCTTTCATCCTATCTTTTTGGGACAATTGTATATTTATTAGAAAGAACGTCTGCAGCCTCATTGATTCGTATACAGTCCGTTGAGCCATCATTTGCTTTTCAGAGTACTCTTCCATAGCGTAGTAGAATTCTACAGGACTTAAATCATAAAATTCTACCACTGACACACCCAACCGCGCTATAGCGAACCCACATAGCTGATTAAAGTTTACTTCTTTTTCTGGGTGCTTGGCGGGATTGTCATTACTCCCGGCACCGACTTTTTTGCATCTGGAAAGAATTTAGGGATTAACTCCACGAATTCAAAGAAACATTCATCAAGTATCTGTTCCATATCATCTTTAGTGAAAGTGAAATCCACCTCTTGAACCTTTGCACCTTGTTTAAGAGAATAAAATAACAGGGTTTCATAGATTTCAAAATCCTGTGCGCCTATCTCCTCAAAATTCTTGCCTGTTTCGGCTTTGAGCATTTTCAATACATAGTATCCTAATTTGATTGGATACTTCTTTTTCTGATAACTAATAAATTCTACCATGGTTAAGTAAATTATTTTGTAAATAATGAGTGCATATTCAGATTACGGACGAATAACAACCGTGGCTTTTATGATTTTTAAAATCAATTTTGTATTCCTGGCTAAGGCTGATTGAAAAAATTTAGCCCCCGAGCCTTTCTTTTTAAAATTAACCCCAACCATTTCATGGATTGGGGCTGCATAATTTGCAGAAAACCCCATAATTAATGAGGGTTCTTTTTGAGCATTAACTACAGCTCTTGTGGAAGCGATTGCGCTGCTTCTTTCCGCAGCAAACTTTCCTGCATTTTTTCCTACAAACTTTCGGTTACTGCCTCCACCTTTACGGGAAGTAGTAAACCAACTTGCCCTTAAATTACCCAAATCCATAGGTATTGTTGGAGGAGTGTCTTCCATATCCCTTCTAATGACTATGGAAGCATCTACCATTCCTGCCAAGCTTTTATCCTTGACTTGATCTAATACCCTATGCAAATTAAGGTTTACAGTGTCAATTCCTGTTAGCCCTTTCTTTCCACGTACACCCCTTGTTAGGGATTGTATATTTCGTGTGGGTTTAGAGTAATCCATTTCTTTTGTTTTTATAATTTACCCTTGATTAGGATTAAATTAAAACACGCTTTTAGAAAGTGTGTTTTGATAGAGAAGCAATGGTACCTGAGTCAACCTCAATAGCACCACTCAACTGAATCGTAACATCCGCTGTGATTTTGTCATCGGAAGGAATGCTGAGGGGAACCTCAGTTACCAAACCAAAAAACTCGATCATCGTCTGTTCAGCATCCGGAAGAATTATCCTGTAGTTCCTACCAACATTCGACTCAAAATCACCCTTGAACAAATCAAATGTTAATCTGTAAAAGTTCATTGAGAGCTGAATAGTTCCAGGATTACGGAAACCTCCGATAAACTCGCGATACCCACCTGTAGAGCTCAGGGAAGTGACATCAATCGTGTCCCTGCTCATACTAGGGCCTGAAATGGAATTTATCTCTGCGATGTTAGCCCATGCGGACCCTGTCCAACGCTGAAAGATAGTACCCACTCCAGCAACTGCAAAACTTGCCATAGTTTACCTCCTTTTAAATTAATTAATTAAAACTGTCTTGGTGCGTTCTCATCTTCGTTGCAAATTAAAATTAATATAAAAACGACACCTGTTTCTCTCATCATAGTCCAAAAGTGCGGGGCCATTGGCGCATTGAATGAGAGAGTATAAAGTCCCACCATAAGTGATCTGTGAAAGACCGTGCAGGGAGTTCTTTATTTTTTCAATGATTGCCCAACCGCTTCGGTAATTATTGCTACGCACTCTGACCTGTACGGATGGGTATTCATATCCTGTGTTTGTCAAACCCAAATATGGAGCATATGCCCCGGTGTCAAACACTGTAATGCATTCATCGGGCATGTCGGGTTCATGTCCTACAAATATATTTTTTCCAAACTCTAAAACAGTTCCTGAGGAATCATCATAGAGCATTATTAAGTTCTTTATATCTTCTGCGGGAGAATTATTCATCTTAGTACATATATGGTGATAAAAACGCCTTACGCAAAAATTGATCAACATCCCTTATTGATGGAGTTTTCTCAAATCGTTTGACGATCATTAAACCCCCTGCAGTCATAGTATATGGATTTGCTATGGCCGCTACACCTACAGCATCTGCTGTTCCAAGCCACAGAAGACCATCGGTGTCCAGGTCCTGTAAAACATATATAATAGACCTAAAGATTACTGCTTTTTCCATTTCTTGTGCAACAATCTGCTCCTTATTTTCCCAACGGCAATCGATCTCTATCCCTGGGCTGAACGTGAACTGTCCGTACCCGTCATTGGTAGGAGCTCCCCAGTATACTGCTTTTTGCAGACACAGTGACGCTATGTAGGATTCTATACTCATTACTCAAAAGTTTCGGTGGTTGTTGGTACTGCAAATATTCCGGCTACAGCCTTCCCACTTCTAGCCATTCGACCAGAGGTGTCAAGAGTTAAAACCATCTGCCCGTATGGCGTTGATTTAAGTCCTTCGGTAAACACACCTGCGTACTTAATTCTAACGTCACCAATACCTTCTTCAGAAACTGTCCTGCGAAGTGTTACTGACACCATGTGTGCCACAAACCAACGCTCAATTTCTTTTATCAAAGCCGTCCCCGTGGAGGTATCTCCCTGAAAAACCTGAGTAATAATCAGGTCTGCGGAAATAATCATAGCTTCTATCTTATCGTCAATATTAACGGTAGAAGTCTCCATGATTTCTTTTACATCATCTGCCGATACTCTAGCTGCCATAACTATACCCTTTCTTTATTTTTTCCTGAACCCCAAAGCAATGGGTGTATAAAGTTAAACGCTTTATTGTCCCAAGTCAACCCCAACCAGTCAATTATTTCATACAATTGTGTATAATCTCCGTTTACCATTCTCTGTGGCCAAATCACCTTGCAATTAACCCCGGCGTTAATCATTTCGTTGAATCTCTTCTCATTTTCATGAACCCACCACAACCAGCCTTCTTCCTCTGAAGAAACTTTTACCGAACGTCTATTTTCTGCACTCTTGAACGCTTTCATGTATCCCGTTTTTATACAGGAATTAACAACGTCACCAGTGCGCCTGCGAACAATAACCCACTTGGCATCAGGGTATGCTGCATTCCACACAGGCCAAATTAAACCCGATCGTGAGTCCTTATACATCCATGCGCCCTCACTATATCCCTCTTTCTGCATTATTAATTCCACCATCGATTTCCATTCACTTGGAGGGGTAAGATTTGAAATATCCTTAACAGGAAACTGTCCCATCGGGTCCATTCCAACCTGTTTAAAATAAGGTTTGACAAGGTCTTCCCGTATTCTTATGTTTTCAAACATACCACGCTTGGAACTATGACTGGGGTCTGATAACTCACCACTAAATGCACCACAGGCATTTATAGCTGCAGCTATCATAGAAGACCCACTTCTTGCGCATCCTGTAACTAATATGGGAGACTTTGTAATCATTGTCTATATAAATTTCTAACTGATTCTCTTTCTTCATTTTTTTCAGCTACAGGAACTGTTCTTACTTTTTGTTGTGGATGTCTTCTGTAAACCGCCAAATTAGTTGGGCAAAATCCCAAGCGATATCCAGACCTCAAACATCTCAAATTGAACTCATATTCCTCAGCTGTATTTAACGACTCTTCAAATCCACCAATTTCATCAAATATACTACGTTTATACATCAAAGACGCAGAATGGATATAATTATTTACCATCATTTCTCCAAAGGTAGGATTTTCTTTTGTTGTTTTCCAATTTTTTTTATTACCATTGGCTACAGTAAGCTCAATCACGTTACCGTGTATGAAATCAGCGTTCTGCTCTTCCATGGCTTTAATGGAATCATCGATGCAATTTGGCGTTAACATATCGTCTTCGTGCAGGTATTTTATATACTTGCCTCTAGCCATGGGTAATGCTTTGTTGAAATTCTCAGGCCAATTACCCTCTCCCTGGCTGACTAACAATTGACAATAATCAGGCACACTTGCTACGGCTTCTTTTAACCAACCACGATCAACTTTGTACGGAATTATTACCGTCACCTTAGGGCTATCAACGTACTTGGGATATGTTGTTTCTACATACGCTCGCACCCAAGGAGAAGCCATGGAAGCTTCCGCAGCTTCATAAACCCTTGGTTTTCCATGGAAACATACCATAGTTGCCGTGGCAGGAACTTCCTGAAGAAATCCTTGTCCCTGAGGCTTTGAATTGTATATTGTATCTGTTAATTGTTGCCAAAACTTGTCCTGGTCAACAGCCTGTCTCAGGAAATAATCCATGCGAGCTGGACCAGGACCTGATCTAAGCCATGCTTTCCATATTTGAGAAATCTTATCAGACTTAGCAGGAATCCATGCAAGACCTGTGGCGAGCTTTCCTTTCTGATAAAAATCTTCAAGGGTAATAAAGTTCGATTCCACACAGTTCTTGTACACAAGGTCAAAGATATGCTCAAGTGATTTAACGATAACCGTATCCAAATCTATATACAGAAAAGGTCTGTACTGCTCCATTTCAGGACTATACAGAACCATCCTAGACCACCAACGTGGCCATTCATTTTTTAACGGAAAAATTTCAAGATTTCCAAGATCATATGGTTCGGATGCTTTGTCGTACAAGCATATTATTCTTGGACGATTCTCAGACCTCCATTTGCCGTTAATATGTCTGGCAATAAGCTCAACATCACGAAAGGCGAAGTCTCCACCGCTTCTGAGTACCAGCAATATTGTGTGTCTCTGTGTCATTTTCTTGCGGTATTAAAATTGTCAACAAACCATTTGTAGGCATTCTCAATACCTTTAGGCAGTGGGGTTTCAGCGTTCCAGCCCATTAACGTCAATTTTGTCACGTCCATATTTCTGACAGTAACTCCGTCAGGATATGATGTGTCCCACTTAACCTCCCCAGCATAGCCAACTGTTTTCCGAATCAAATCAACCAAGCTGTTTATGCAGATATCGTCACCTGTTCCAATATTTATTGGTTCAGGGCTGCTGTAATGGTTCATGAGGAATATAAGTGCCTTAGCTAAATCCCCAATGTACAAAAATTCCCTGCGGGCAATTCCTGATCCCCAAACACTAACTGATGGAAGGTTGTTGATCTTTGCATCATGGAATTTTCTGAGAAGTGCGGGCAGAACATGCGAGTCTGTTAAATGGAAGTTGTCATTCTCTCCGTACAGGTTTGTTGGCATTGCAGAAATAAAATCACAGCCGTATTGCTTACGGTACATTTCACACAAAATAACCCCTGCGATTTTAGCTACGGCATATCCTTTATTCGTTTCCTCAAGTTTCCCTGAAAGGAAATATTCTTCCTTAATTGGCATAGGTGTGTCTTTCGGATAGATACACGCACTGCCACAAAATATCAATTTCTTAACGGCAAACACCTTAGCTGCATGGATGACGTTACATTCCATCATCAGATTTTCATAGGTGAAATCTGCGCTCTGTGTGTTATTTGCATTTATACCACCGACCTTGGCGGCAATGTGAAATACGTATTCAGGGCGCAAAGCCTCAAATAATACGTTTACTGCTATTGAATCAGTCAGGTCACATTGTGTTTTATCAATGCCCCGAATGTTGGTATATCCCTGTTCTCTGAGTTCTCTCATAACAGCGGACCCGGCCATACCTGATGCCCCGGTGACTAAAATTAAACTTCGTTTTTCCATTAGAGTAGATTATCTAATTTTAACATTATTTGGAGATTATCCTCCATCCAAATCACATTGTGACTTTTCTGCAAGGTACAATTTTCTATCTTATCTTTCAGTTCATTTGGGCTGGTAAAAAATATACAATCATCAAACCCTTTTTCAATGTCATATAGGTCAAGAGTGTTTTCCCGCACTTGATGGATCGGAATTGAGCCTACAGCAAGGGCTTCATACACTCGCATAGGGAAAAAGTTACCGTTTCCAATTGGGGAAAGTATGAACCTGTACTCAGAAATTTTTGCAACATAATCAGACCATTTGGGAATAGTGGACTCAATAACGTCTAACTCAATTGTCTTTTTCAATATATTTATAACGTCCTTACGCTCGTCATAGGATTTACAATCTGTTCGACCAAGCCAAAGAGCCTTGTCTTTTTTCACCTCGGGTCGAATGAACTGCGCCTTAAATGATTTTGACGGAGCCGTTCTGTTTAATTTAAGGCCCAACATGTCACAATCATCAACATCATTGGCATAATGGTACAATTGGTCGAATTCCTTCAACTTCAATAAACTATCTTTATTCCATGAGAAGAACGAGTTTAGAATTCGCTCATTTGTTAACGCCGCAACTTTTATACTGTGCTTATTACAATACTCAATAAACCCAGGCTGTTGCCAAATTTCCTTATGTACTTGATAATGATCGTCTCCAATGAACAATAATTCCAAGCCCTCCAAGTTGTGAATATTTGTCACAAGTTGAGGTTTCCCGTAAAGATTTGACACCGAGTTATAATAACTCATAAACAGGTGGTGCCTGGAGTACGCTGTGTCACAAACTATTCCAACTTTCATAACTATTTCATATTACAAACAATTAAACAATCGCCGGGATGATTTCGAATAGTTCTCCTGTCATCAAAATAAGCAACTTCTCTCATTTTTGGCGGGAGAAACTCTATCAACCTAGCAGCTTCTGCCGCTTTATCATGCCTAATTTCCTCGGCAGCCTCCTCAACAATCAGAATACCATCTGCAGCGAGTAACTCTGGATAGTGTTTCATGAAGTATTCTTGTTGGTGGGGCATGTGTGCACCATCATCGATAATAACATCAAATTTGCCTATCCCCCTTAGTAATTGGAGTGTATTTTCACAATAGGCGTCTGCACCGATCACAGTTACTCCTGGTAGAAATTCTACATCGATTGTGCGAAGGTTGTGCTCAATGCCATAAATTTTTGAATTGATAAAGTATTCCGACCACAGATTCAATGAATCTCCACGCTCGACACCGATCTCCAAAACTCTTCCATAGCGGTGCTGGAGCCTTGTGAACAATTTATCGTACAGCTCAAAATAAGAATGGTTGTCGTGCTTTGGTCCACCTTTATCGGTGGTGTGTTTGTTGGTTCTGTAAAGAATATCTAGACTTGCCATAGTTTCAGTATTTCAGGGTTAATCTCATCCAAATTGGATAGGACGGTTGTCATTGGGTGTGTGTGTGTGAAATGCAGCACATGCTTGAATTTCGAAAAATCGTAGTGATATCCGTATTCAATATTATTAACGACGCCTTCGGTATCATGAACTATTATGTAGTCAGAAAGGTCCCGCATAAAATCAATCACTACCTGGCGTAGCTCCGCGGGATGTGCATCAATCAGAGTTATCGTAAATTTTTCATTGAGAAACGTGTATTCCCTGTTTCGAATTTTCTCGTCCTCAAATAATCTGATGTCATGCATTTCATCCTGGTAAAACATCAAAGGTTCCAACCACTTTGGGTTATTGTCCACGCTCACAACATATCGATTTTGTTCCCCGCAGATAATGGATATTATTGGAGTACTGCTTGGACCCATTCCAAATTCCAAAACACTGCCCTCGGACACTGTGTTTAACATGTGAATCAGCACGGGCTGGTGTGTCCCAAAAATTATGTGGTTTGCTTCTCCCCGCAGGTACATGTCGTGAGATTCTTTGTACGTGGTAAACCCGTTCTTTTTGTAGTAATCGTAGGAAATCTTGTGTTGGTCCTGGACCAACTCCATGTACTTGTCATTTATTGCCATAAGATTGTATTTTTGTTTTCCAATATTCGAAAGAAAGGGCTTCAGTATCCATTACTGATAACCTAGTATAGTTGTTAACAAGAAGTTCCAAGGTAATATCTTTCCAGTCATTTACAAATAAAATAGGCAAAATTCCTTCATAAAAAGAATTATTAATATTTCTTTTCACCACAGGAAAAGAACCCATGTACAAACATTCCCAAATTCTGTGTGTGTCAATCCCATTACCTTCGGGACATGCCGTGTATATGTGATGGTAAATATTATCTATGTAGGAATCAAAACCGCTGCCGTTCAACCCACGCTCAATAGTTGCCCATTTTTTCCCCTCAAACAGTTCATAAATACCCTCTCGGGCAGCGGGATTTGTTTTGACGTTATGATTCAAATACAACCAACCATCAGTAGTTTTACTTGTGCATAGCATGTTTTGCATTTTCTCCTTTTTGAGGGACTTTGCACACCAACGATCGTTCTCAATGCCAATGGGGATGGACTCTATAAAATCTCGTTCATAATTTACGTTGGTGGAATACCATTTGATAATTCTATTCGGCCAAGTTTCTGACCAGGTAGCATGTAGGTCTGAATTATGCGTTATCAATATTATGTTCCTATGAGTGTGTTTTAAAACATCAAACAGTTGGCGGGTGTAGAACGTGTGGGTGTAAACAATTGGCGGTTTTACTTTCAGGTGATCATTCAACCATATTCCGGCTTTTATATCAAGGGTATTGACTAACTTACCATAGTCGTCAGGGTGACGTTCTGCAGGAGCGTACACGAAATCTGCTAACTCAATAAACTTGTCTCCCTGAATCCAATCCATAATCTAGCGTATTAAAACCATGAAACACCCCAATGGTGTATTGCGTATGAACATTCCCGAACATATTGGTACGGGTTTGTCTCATTTCTTTTGTTATTCGGAAACGGATAGAAGTACGCCATGGGAAATGCTACAATTCCATCAGGATTTTGCTCCGCTACCTTAAAGAAATTGCGGGTAAAGTAGTAAGGTCCTGTCAACTCAAATATCGTGAAAGGCTTATTCCCATTGTACGGAGTCTTTATTCCTTTCACGCATTCCTGCATGATCGGATGCCCTGGCGTACTTGCCAAAATACCAATATACAGCTCGGCTTTTATGTCATACGAAATTCCCGTAAAAAAGTCTAAGTACATCAAATCGTCAAATGGTTTGATGCATTCGAAATCAGTATCGACATAAAGACCACCAAATTGATTCAAAATTTCATAGCGCATTATGTCTGACTTCATGCCGAGGTTTGTTGTAGCATCAAAAACACTCCTGTTAACCATTTTCAGGTCGAAGGCATCAGCATCAAGCCAAAGTTTATACTCCCAGTCGGGATTCATTTTAGCCCATGACTCAGCAAATTTTTTGTATTTATCTGGAAGATTTCCACCCAACCATATTTGATGTATTTTCTTTGGTATGGATGTTGTTTTTTTCTTGGACTGTATGTAATTATTTTCATACAGGGACGTTAGCAGCACCCAGTCCTTGGTGAGTGTTTGTACACTCTCACGATAACCGTAACCCAATTTCATTAAATCGGTGTATGATTCTTTTGTATGTTTCATATTTTTAGCCAGGTTGTTGGGTAGTGAATTTCGTTATTGTATTTGTGCAGGTCGTCTTCAGTGACTAACCATTTTTTAGGAGCCACCACAATTTTATTCTGGTTGGTATTAACCATTGCCGCCCACCAACTGAAAGTACTTACAGCGATAATATTGTGGCTGCACATGCGCATGAGCTCAAAATCAACATAACTCTCAGAACTGACAAATGTTATTTTCCTGTCAAAGTAATCGGGTTTGAATTTTTCCCCACACCAACGAATATCGTCACTGAAAATGTAGATATCACCTGGAGTTGCTTCCAGTGCCTCAAAATAATATTTTAATGGTGGCATGGGAAATCCTAGTTTCACATAATCACCGCGCCTTACATGCAAGGAAACAGACTCTTTTTCGGAAATCTGCTTTTTTAACTTCAAATAATAATCAGTGTAGAAATCTTCTTTAAGAACGAATTCTTTGCAAACATTAGACATTACTGAGTTGTAATACATCAAATACTGCCAATAACCAATAAAAAAAATCCCATCCATCAATAAGTGGTTTGGATCATATCCACGGCCCCTGACAGTATGGTAACTATGGCGTATTTCTTTATGTTTGGTTATTACTGATGGTATGTTAACGTCTTTAAGCGTTGTTTTGAATTTGTCAAGCGTTAAAGGTCTTTGTATCTGCTTCTTTGGACCTGTGTACCATTCCAAATCATACATCACCTCGGCACCCTTGAATTCTAAAGCTTTTCCAAAGGCGTATTGAAACATCTGATTACCAAGACCTCCATATATCTTAACTATGTTCATAGGTTCAGGGCTTCAGATAAGGAAATTTTAGGGAAAGATTCAATCCCGCTAGCCGGGTTGACGTTATATATTTCAATGCCCATTTCTTTGGCATCTACAGCAATGTCTTGGAATCCTATGGAATGTCTGTCGAAAGGTAGTTTCATGAGCCTTTCAGGCTCCACAATTGAACCTCTCTTGTATGCATCATGGAAATGCATGTGGCTGGTATTCGGGTCCAAAGTCATATCGAACCCAAGTAGAAAAATTCGTTTAGCCCCTGCATGAGCCGCCACACTAATAGCAGCACCGCCTGAGTTACCGTTCCAACTCAATTTTCCTACAGCTTTGGTAATCCCCTTTGTTTTTTCCGGGTCACGAGCAACACAGTGCACCCATGGATACAGACCGCTTAAGTTTGGCCAACAAGTCACTTTCATGGCTGGATGTACCGCCAACTCGTTATAATTTGAAAGAAAAAAGCCGTTATCACCAAAGAAGATTATGTCTATCCAATCTCCAAGTCGATAAGCGGCATTTATACCAATAACATGTTTATTATGAATTCCTTTCATGTAGGGCGAGAGTGCATTCATTGGAGATTCTCCATTTCTAACACGGCCTACTAAATTTGCAGGGATTTTAAATTGTGTAGAAACACTGGGACCGCCACCTATAATCCAAACGTCTCCTCCCTCCCACATTAAAGGAACGGACCAACTCATTACTCAAGGTCTTTAATAAGTTGTTTTGCTTTGGTTTCAGTGAGTGGTTTTTCATTGATTACCTTCCCGGCACCATTAACCACGTTGAAATATTTTGTTTCTTTATTTTTGGCATCCTCTGGAGCATCGGTTGCTTCCAATGAGTATGTCACAGGAACTACTTTTGCAGGTGCCACTGGAGCAACCGCCGCTTCAACTGGCAGTGTGTCTAGGGCAATAATGATATCCCTAAAGGCCATAGGAATTTCGGCTTGCGTTGCGGTAAATATTTCACCCTCTTTGATGATACGGTGACCAATTCTGAAATCACCACCGCCTACTTTTTTCCAACGGAATGTTCCGTCTGCTGCTGTTCTTTCCACTTTGTTTAAGTTTAAAAGTAAATATTATGAATTCAAATGTACAAAAATTATTGACTTGATTAGTCAAAAATTTATTATGCCATGTGCACAACACCAGATTTTCCATTAGCATCCGAGCGAATCTGAGGAACCTGAATGGTCATTACTTTGTACTTAGTAACCATGTTTCCTTCTTCTCCCCACTGAATGTTCTGTATTCCAGTACCGCGAACCAAACGCACAACGTCAGGAGTCATCTGAACCAATACTGAATTGTCGGCAGGTAAAGTATCAATAACTTTAATGCTCTTTATTCCAGCAATTTTCAGAATTCTCTCACGGATGGTAGTTCCGGGTGTGACTGAATCATAGTCTTTGTCCAACACAACTTCATAAGCAGTTGGGATGTATAAATTCCAAGGACCATAATGCAGGTTGTCAATACTTTTCTGTTTCATAGCCAATACATCAGTAAGAATCTGAGAACCAGTCTTACCTGCATTGCTCCATGAAAGTGGAAGAGCATAAGGAATACGATCAGGAAAGTTCACATAACTGTAGATTGAGTTTCTGTTTCTTTCGTCTTTTTGACCATAACTGTAAGTAGTATTGGTAAAAAGCATGTTTTCCAGTTTCTCAACTACTCTTCTTGCTGCTGATTCTGCTGCAGTGGTATCCAAAGGATTACCCATGTTGCGGGAAGTAGCAAGAACCCTAGCGTTGATCTCATAATCCACATGGATAATAGGGATCGGCAGGTAGTTATGTTTGAAAGAAGGACGATCTCCACCGCCGCGGGTGATACCATCCATAGTCATAACAGCTTCCTGAGAATCACTTACGTCATGCCATTCGAGAACAGTTGTTCCGAAAGCGTTTCCGAGGTTGTAGGTCAGACCGTTATCAATCAAATCCTGCACACCGCCTAAACGGTAACGAGATACTCCCAAAACGGCATCATCCAAAGATTTCCACTCATCCCTGCGGAGAGTAGCATTATTCACCAAACGGGTACCGTAATTTTCGGGTTTCTTAGGGTCTCCCCCGTTAAACACGTTGATATACGCTTGTCCGTCTTCACCGATGAACGGTTTCATGTTATTGATGTTTAATCCACCATTAACAACTTTATTGGCCACGGCACCTTGTGCCTGTCCGTTCGCCATCAAATCGACTTGTGTTTCCATATTATTTTTCCTCCTATTTTATTGGATTGATACTCTAATACGAGGATTGTAATAGGCTCCACGCGCACTTGACTCAGAACCTTCAGGGAAAGTTGATAAGTCCTTTGCTTCGAGAGCAATACCAACAACTGTGTTGGTGGAAGTTCTTTTCATTACTTTTCCAAGTCCGTCTGACTGAAGAAGATCACCGATCACGATGGTTTCTTCGTCTCTGAGAAGCAAATAAGCTTCATCGCCATGGTTGGCTGACCATACCTGTACAGGCTCATCAGCAGCGTAGTTGTCATTAATACCTCTGCCCTGAAGTTCATCTTCGAGAGCAATCATCGGAGCAACATAACCACCAGAAGTTGCGTGATTTCTCACCTTTCCAGTAGAAATAAGCTCAACCAACGCACCGGGAATAATAGCAGCACTTGCTGGATATTCATTCACCACGTTGGAATACCTTTTTATCTTTATTGTTTTAAATACTGTAGGCATTTCTTTTTCCTCCTATTATTTAACGTCCTCTACAATACCGTGGAGCATAGGCTGTATACCTTTGCCTTTATTGGCGTTGAGATTAGTATTACTATTCAACGAGAAGTTTACAACTTCTTCTTTTTTTACCGAATTGAATACTCTTTCCAAAGTATCTTCATTCATTGCAGCGAGAGAGTCATCAGTCCAAGTACCTTCAGCGGTATTGGCTTTGATGGTTTCGATCATTTTTTCTTTCCGTTCTTTCATCTGTTTCTTACCATAGGCAAGAATAGATTTGTCTTCATCGGAAAGGGTATTCACTTCGATCGTCTTTTCAACAATCTTCTCGTTTACAATCACCTTCGGGGCAACTTTATCGAGAGCAGATTCTGAAAGAGTATCGAGCCACGCTCTATCTGTTTCCACGAAACCTAGTTCCGTGTTGGCGATAAGAGCGTTCACTTTTTCAACGCACTTGGCGCATCCTGTAGCTACTGACATCTTTGTGTCCTCCTTTTTAGAATTGTTATTAATAATGCGAGTACGTTCCATTTTCTGATTCGCATTGACGTACTCAACCTTTTTGCGAACCTCCACAGGATCACCAACCATTTCAACGCCCCCGCTGTTGTCAAGTTTGTACCCCTGCTTATACATTTTAGAATCACCTATGCGAAAATAAACACAATAAACCAAAGAATCAGCGTACACCTCTTCAATAGTGTGGTAGCTGTCATTTGAATCCATTGAATTCAGTTTTGTACGCACGGCCTCCAATATTTTATACAATCCCTGCTCTTCGGCATCATCCTCAGTGTCTTCCGGAAGACTGGCTCCATTGAGACCAAATCCAGAAACAGCGATTGATTTTAAAACGTCAAAAACATCTTCTTTTTTCATGATTCCTCCTTTTTTATTTGCACGAAGACCACAGCCATCTTTTGTGGAACATGCACCAGTGCCTCCAGGAAGGAGTGCTAGGTGGTCGGGTCTGTGATTTATTGCTATACTATCGTAGGCTTCTCCGTTCCAAACTCCTGGAGTTGGATCATCATCGGTGAACACACCAACACTGACTTCCATCATGTTTCCAGCCTTAATCTCTGCAAGTACAGAAGATGATACTTGGCGCAATTTTTCTTCATCCACCCAAACTTCCCCACGCAATTTTTTATCGTCAACATAAGTGTTGTACACTCTGCCAATTACCTCACTATCAACAATGTCTGGAGAATTTGCGGAAACATAATTTCCGTCTTTTTTTGGATGGTCTATAATGACGGGAATTCCGTCCCAAGACCCTGGGAATTTTCCTAATTGAGAAATGGTATGGAGAATGGGTCCCATGGAACCGCTGTGAACTCCCTCTACCATCATAGTCACTGGAATTACTAAATGTTTTCTGCCCTGATGCAGTTGCTCGGTAACGGTGTATGCCTCTTCAGTTTCGACGCTAAAAAGTAACAATGTGCCGTTTGGTTTTTTAGTCCTTGTCATACCGGGTTGTTTTTCATAAATTCAACAATTTCCTTTGCATACGGTAACGCAATACACCTGCACTGCGGATGTAAAGGTATCATATTTTCTATTTCTTTCAAAGTAAATATTTTTCCTTCTAAAGATGCACATTTTTCACAAACTCTATCATCACCTGCGGTACGCCATTCCCCCTGAACCCTAACGCCCTCAAGCTCCCAAGAGCGGTACTCCTGTATTGTTGCCTGGTGATGTGCGCGAATAAGTTCTGTCCTTGCGATCATTTCGGCACGCCTTTGCGCAGGTATATAACGTCCTAAAGAATCAGTAATTCCCAAATTAGCTGCATTCATGCCGTTAATAGTTGCTGTAATTTTTCTAGATAAAAGTAGTGCACCGTCACCATCTGCAATTCCTTGGGCTAATATACGACTTATTTGTTGACTCATGGCATCTGTGACACCTTTTAATTCATTGTAAGCCCTGGTGTATATGAGTCCTATGCGATCCACATGAAAAGGTAACGTCATTATTGAACCCACACCGCCAGACTCTTCTATCGTGGGTACATCGTATCCGGCTTTCCGCATCTCATATCTAGCACGTATAACACCTCTTTTATAAGAATCAAACAAGTATAAATTCATCCAATTACTGTCAATAGCGTCCCCAACTTGTTCCATTACCCTAACGTCAAGAATGCCTTTATTAACTTGTTCCTGGAGCCATTTCATAAATTCCTCTACTTTTTTTGCATTGCTGAGGTATGAAAACTTTTGCCAGGATGGAGGTGTCATTTTATTTGCAACCAAGTTCAGCTTTTCTAAGCCGAAACAATCTTGCACAATTATTGCTTTTTTTACCGTCAATATAAGTTCATTAAACTTCCTATTCATATTTTTAGCAAACGCATTGCGTAGTGCCGTTGTATGAGTAGGGTCATAATGAGCAACTTGTTTATCTGTGTATACGGTAATCATTTGGTAACTTCTAGTTTAACACCGTTTGCAGTTACTCCTTTCTGAGTTTCCGTTCCTTTCCTAAGATTTAGGATTCCCAGTATTATAGTGGTGACCAGTGCTAGGGTTACAACGGTCAGTTGCCAATTTTGAGTGAAGTGGGAAGTGGTAGAGGTTTTCCCCTGATCCTTTCCCGAGCTTTCTGCTTTATGTATATCTAAGTCATTCTTCGCCACGTATGCTACTCTCACTGCCTTAGCATACTTTTCATCCTGTGATTTCAGTGTTTGTTCTATTCTCGCCAAAGTGGTGTTGGTATGAACTTGCTCTGATTTTATAACTGCTATTTGACTTGTCATACCTTTTTCTGGAGTACCATTACCTGTAATAATGTGGTACAATTCGGTGATAGTGCTTTCCATTTCTGTTAAACGTCTTTCTTGGTTACAAAAGTGTTCTGGTATAGGCTCTGCCTGTTGAGAGGGTCGATCTTGTTTTGCCATCGGGTTCTTTATTATAAGGTTATTCTACTCCCAGTGAAGATAATACTTTCAATTTGCCCTTCTTGATAGTCTTTGCATACTCCAAGGTGCTTTCTGCATCGTACAAAATAATTTCATAGAAATACGTGGTGTCCTCGGCTAAGGTTTCACTTTTAGCAGGAACCAGAGTAAATTTACCCGTTCCCCCTGCCTGACTTACCCACTCAATAGGTATTTCAAGTACTACAGGTTCAGCGAAGTCATTAGTTGCTTTTATCACTAACTTACATTCCAAATTGGTACAGTCCTTCGCCACGCTATTCTCAGTTATGGCAATCCCTGGTTCCCAACTGTTTCCCTTGTATAAGGTTCTGTCCTCGATTAATGATATGGCCATTTTAGTAATTTTTTAAAAATTAGATAAATATACTATTTATTCTGTAATTAAACACTCTATTTGGTCTGAAATTATATTGGCGTTAATAATAGTCTCTACCATAGGAACTTCAACGGGTTCTAGTAAAAAGATATCAACTACATCCTTGCCTTTTAAACTGGTATGTACTTCTTTACTTGTCTGCATTCCGCTTTTAGATACCGTTATTTCAAAGTTATTGTATAAAACACTTGGAGCAACAAGCATATACACTAATGGTTTAGTACTCAGTTGCTCTTCAACATCATAAGTAAATTGCCCATTTATATCTGTGGTTCCAGTATATAATCTGCCTGTGTTATCTTTTATTTGAATATCTGCTCCTGAAATTGCTACTCCTAAAGTATTTTTAACATTAATTATACCCTTCCTCATGTAATGTACTCGGTCTACCAATGGATTAGTATATGTCATATAGGTAAACTTCTCATTGTTTGCTCTCGAAGTATTGATATTTTCAAAGTACATATCTGGATATGCCATAATCCTTGTAGTGGGCTGAACATCAAATGAATAATTACTATTTATAGTAACATTTTTTGCTGGTCTAAGTACTCCATAATTATTACCACTTATATCAGTTATTAAATATGCATTAGTAATTTCAATATTATTTATATAGCATTCAAATTGCATTGTTGGGGCATCTGCTTTAGACATAAGCGCTAAAAGAAAACCAGATGTTGTAAGAAATGTAACTTTCGCATTTTCAAATAATTTACCTTCTACTGCTAATGAAGCAATATATATATTTATGGAAAGTTGTAATATATAAGTATTGTTATTACCTATTGGTATCCTCTCCATACCTGACAGAAATAACTGGCTGTCATTTGCTGCACAATCTACGTATGCCTTATATGGTATATACCAGCATACATAAGTACATTTATTAAATATCAAATAATATTTCCTGTCATTTTTAATTGATAGCACTGATAACAGCATTTTAATACTAATATTTGAAAATGTTACGGTACTTGCTACACCTATATAAAAAATACTGCCATAACTTACAATTTCAAAATCAGTGGCATAAGCAAGGTCTTCAATTTTAGCATCAATTATTGCTTGCTTAATATCATTTGCTGTATCGTTAGCGTCACATAAAATAGTAGGTTGACCCCTTTCTCTAACTTTACACCAAGCTGGTAATACATGACCCCAATATTTAACACTAAAATGAAATGCATTATAATATTGAGTGTTATACTCCGATGTTATTACAATATTATTTGTTGCATAACCAACACTGTAATAAGCATGGGAGTATTTAGCTGTTAATGTGTCATAGATCGTATCAGAATAATATGGATTAGTTGTTGAAATATATAATACAATTGAAACGCCGCTACTTGCAAAAGTTGCCCCATATTTACCTACTGTTCCATTTTCACATCTGAATGTAGTAGCATAAGTACTGCTATAAGCTATGACAATAGTGAAGCTATTATAATTTTCTCTTGTTATTGTATATGTGCCTGCATAAACTCCATTTTCAATGATTATCTCATTTCCTGTGGCTAAATTATGTTCAGCACTTAGAACTCTTAATAAACCACCACCAGCATTTTCAAATCCTGTAATGTTATATGTAGTTTTCCAATAAACTGAAATACTCCTATTTACAGTTGTAGTAGTAAATGATTGAATCACTCCGAATGGAGAATTACCATAATCGTGATAACCACTTCCTATTTTATTCCTAAAATAGCCAAATATATAGTAAGTGGTATCCGCTAATAGAGTACCACCACTTTGCAGGGTTACTGTTAGTTCAGGTTTTTTTAATGTGTAAACCGTTACAGCCATTACATTAGACTATTTAACTCGTTTTGTAATATTTCCAAATTCATTTTCTCATGGTAATAAGGATGCATCATCTTCCCAAACTCCAAGTACTCCTGATCACTCGGCTCAGGCATCAACTGTATCTGGTCGATCTGCGCTTGAAGCTCTGCTATCCTTTGCAACCGTACTTCTTCTGCAGTAGGAATTTTGTATATCTCGAACCCATCAGGTACAAGATAGTTCCCGTTCTCGTCAGTCTTTAAGCCTCCAATATCAGAGGGGTAGATGAATGATATTTTTTGCATTACCGTAAAATTATATAAAGTGTTATCCCATAGAAAGCAAGAAGTTCCTGCCAGTAGGTGTAATTCTTAACAAGCCTTAACAGAGCTATTCCAACCGCTAAACCTAAAGCAATTTCCCAGTCTCCTTTATCCACTATTCCAATAAGTCCAAATAGTATGCTTAATACCGCAGCAGCATAATGAACATCCCCTTCAAGCTTATACTTATACTCTGGAGCAGCCCCGACAAAGAATATAGCTGAACCAGCAAGGAAAAACCAAGCGGAATCCCCTGCTATCATTACTGGTAAGGAGAATCCCCAAAGAACTAAGGTGAAAATGAATCCCTTATTCATCTTTGCTAATTCATAATAACTGGCTGATACTGATTTAAGTATCCCGAACATGAAATAACACCACAGTAAATAAGCGGTGAAAATGAATACGGAAATAAAAGTTGGGTTCATAATTTTAAGCATTTACTATTGTTGTCGTTACCACACATTCCAAAACTCCTTCATCTACTTCACAAATCATACTATCATCCAAAACCTCGCAGGTCATACTATCTACTGAAACCGAGGCTTCCAATATAGCTTCCACCAATACATCTCCCGTTCCTCCTCCAGTAATAATAGCCAGCAAATGATCCATAGCTGTTCCTGTGGATAATCCTGATAATTCTACTATTTTTTCACCCGTTGTCATTATGGTAGTACTTTTGTCCAAACTCCATCAATAATGTCTTGCTTATCCTGAGCAGGGATTCCCCCAGCACCATCCGAACTAAAGGATATGGCTTGAACAGGCTGCTGATAATTAATCCTAACCACATATGCTCCTGTGGTATTGTTAAAAGGATCACCACCACCATTAACCAAAAGAACACCATCACTTATGGATAAAGTATGATTGGCTTCCTGCGGTTTTATTTTCCACCCGTTCATTAAAAAGGCATATATTGGAATTTTTGTACCTGCTCCTGCATCAATATCGTTTCCCCCTACAAATTCAAAGGCTGGTAGGTATTTGGAATTATCTCCCGTAAGAAACCAATCTACCCACCTACTCCATAGATCACGTACACTGACTACCGTTGTACCAGCAGTCAGCGTTATTACTTTGTTTGGTCCACTAATTGAATATCCCATGATTATACGATATAAGCTCTGTCAACCTCAGCGGTTAATGTAATTGAAATACCTTTACTCCTATTTATTGTTCCTAAAGCAACTACAGGCTTGGCGTTTCCAGCATTACCTGCTACAACTACGATAGGAGCATCGTCTCCTGCGGATGCAGCCCCCCTTTGTACGTTTCCATCATAGTCATAGGTAAAGGCTATTGCAGCACCCGAAATTACGCCTGTAATAGGATTATCAGACGCATCATTTACGGTAATAGCATTAGCTGTACCATAATCATACCCAAGGTTTAATCCTGCGTCATCATTAGCGAAATACATGCGATAATACCCTGCTCCACCATTTGTAAGAGCGGCATTGAAATTTAATACTCCAGCAGAAGCGTATGGGTAGGTTCTCTCTGTATTGTTTTGGTCAAGAAATACCACACGGTTAAGATCGGCAGCAATTACTCCGTCAATAAATACTCCCTGAGTAGTATATAAAGTATCTCCTACAAAGTAACATAATTGATTTGCTGTCTTACCTATAACACTACCTGCTCCACCATCAATATCTCCAGTCTGACGCAGATTGAATTGCATCTTAGTGTATATCTCTTCTAAAGTAGCATTAGCAGTCGTGTTATCAATTACTACTCGGAAAGGATAAGCCCCTATGTCGTAACTGGTTTGATCACTACCAAAATACTCTAATCCAATTCCTAAATAAGGAGCATTGGTCATTTCAGCATCCAAATCAGTTATCTTTAAATCACTACCAACGGAAATAGGTAAAGCAACTTTAAATGCTCCTGTTCCTGACTCCCCAACATCTCCTAATACAGCATCGTCATAGGTGTAGTTAGCCTCACGACAATATAGCTTAAAGTAAGACCTGCTATCAAAAGCCCCGTTACCAGCATCCCCGAATACTTGAATTGCTTCATTAGGCGCATCATCAAATGTAAAGTTAGCAGCAGCCCCACCCGAAGCCTTTTGGTAGTAGAATTGAGCACCTGCGGGAAAACCTGACGCAAGAGCTACCAGTCCTACATACTGCCTGTTCAATGCCCCAGCAGCCGAGTATTCACTCCAACCAGCATCTCGAATCATTTGACGTGTAGTATCGTCTGCAGGTTTCCAACCATTAAACGAACCACCAGGGTCTTGTCCAAAGATGTATTGTCCAGATCGAGCATCAAGCACGTTCATTGGGAATGAATATGGTTGATAAGTGGAAGATGTCCAAAGATCAACGAATTTAGCCCAAAGAGCATTTCCAGTTACTCCATCTTTTGCTACAAGGTTGCCAGCAGCAACAAGCGTAAATGTTTTAGACCCAAGATTGAAAGTTATCTCAGTTCCTACATTAAGGTTATCAGGATCAGTAATTTTTGCCATTGTTTATCGTGTTAAATTGTTTTTATTCTAAATAAGCTCTATCAGATACTTGCGCCACTGGTAATGAAGAATTTGTACTCCCAAGTGAGTAGTTCCTTATGTAAAAAGGAATCTGCCCTGCTTTAAACACTCCTATATCAATTGCCTGTGCTGTTTCATAATTATAATTCCAAGTAGTACTTCCATTTGCATCTACAGAGTCAATTACGCTTAAATCGCTGTGTTTATATATTACAACATCAGAACCACTTATAAGTCCTGTTACTGTTAATGTGATTGTATCTAATGGATAAAGGTTATCTGTTTGAGAAGCTAATGTACTTGTTGTTGTTATTCTTATATAAGTTATGGCATTTGTTGTTGATGCTGTTGCCGTAACTATCCTATATTTAAGTTTGAAACCTGTACTTGCTGTTATACTCTCCCCACTAAGATTAGTTGCTGTTAAGTCTTTCCACGATCCACCATAGCCACTACCAGTATCTATTTGATAATAAATATCATGATTACCCCACCTCGCACCAGAAGAATAAGTAACATTTGTTCCTGTAACTATAGGAGCTGTATTTGTTAATGCGGTGCACCCTTTAACAAAATATGACTGCTCTATTATTATTTCATCATTAAGAGTCTGCATTGTTAACTGCCCTGCACTTGTAAACTTGGGTGTACCTGCTACGTAAGTTATTAATGAAGTTGTTTCGGTTGTTTGTTCATTCATAGGTAGGGTTACCCTGCCTACTGTATCTGACGTGAAAGCATCACAGAAATGTGTGCCATAGACAGAAGCCTGTCCTGTAACAGAAGTTGTACCACCACAATTCTTAGCAACCGAATTAAGATCAGCTAATACAATAGCATCTACCATGTCCCCGTAAACATGCTCATAAATCACATTCTTATCGGAGTTCAGTGTAGATATTGCCCCTGTTCTTGTAGGTGTCATATAAATACGCTGTAACTTAACAGCATTATTGTTACCAGCCGATACGTAAATATAAGCAGGGTTGTTTGCCGAACCACCACTCAATGCAGTTGCCCTGCTTCCTATATTCCTTAATTTAATATTTGAACTTTGTCCAACGTTAAATATCCCTAAGTAAGGATGAACATTAGCAATAGTACCTCCATATCCAAATGTAACTCCATCAACCATTATATTATCTGATGATGCAAGAATATATATTGCATAAATACCAGTGATGTTAGTTGTTCCTACATATCTGTCACAATGGTCGTAGTCGTTTATCGTACAATTGAAAGATGAAGTGATTTGAATCCCTTGGTTATGGCTGTAACAATTGTTAAAAGTGATGTTGGTTGATTGTGTAACCTGAAAACTCATACCCGAAGAGCGAGTAAAGTTTATAATTCCTGACTTAGTATTACTTATTGTTATATCTTTACAATAAAGGATTTCAAAGGAGTGGTCGGTAGTTCCTGATGAGAAACGTTGAAAGTTAGAATTGGCTATCGTACCACCAGCGAAGCAAGATGTAGCATTAAAAGATCGAACATCAACAGACTGCGATGTGCTTTTCCCAAAATCATCAATATCTAATGCAGTGGCTATTTCTGATAAGGATAAGTAATCAAAAGTACAAGAATGATGTGCTCTAAACGAATAAGCCTGACTAAAATTCAAATACCAATCAGTTGAAAAATACTCCATGTCAATAGCACCAGCACCAGTAGTAAGGAAATCTGTTCTTGTTGATGCTGTAGCACTTGGAATAACCGTTGTGGCTCTTGATGCTGCTAACGCCTGTCTTCCAAGTATATTAGGTATTCGGACTTTACACCCACTTGTTGGAACATACCCTACAGTTGCTGTACCATTATGACCTATACGTATATTACCATTAGTCTCCATACATACAAACTTACTTCTCGCATCAGTACCTAAGTTTGTAGTAGTCATCCCTGCTGCATACAGAGAAGGATAATATTCATAAACCCCACTTCCAGAACTTGTTTCAATCCATACTCCCGGAACATAAGCAGTAGCACTCCCATTTGTAGGAATCTGAACTAATTGATTAGCACTTCCCGTTGTATTGTCAAGATAAAACCAATCACCTCTTGTTTGGAACTTACCAAGTCGAGGTACAGTAATAGTAACATTCTGATCGTGCACTACTTCAATCCAACCTGTCACATCAGCTCCACTCGCAGTTGCAGCACCTGTACCACTAAATGTTAAAGCACCAGCACTAAAAGCACCACCTGTAACTTCTCTAAGTTTAATAAAACCTGTAGCACCTATAGCTAATGTAGGAGCTGCTGTTAATGAAGCCCAGTAACCTAAATAATAACCAGACACTCCTCCTTGACTAACAATATCTCCAATAGCAGGCGTTCCGCTACCGCCAGTAATAGCAAGCCATCTAACCGCAGTAGCATCTATGTAATAACCACCGCCTAAAGTAGCTGATACAGTAACAGCACCTATAGCACCTGTCATTGTAGCAGGAGCATTTAAGTGCCATCTTGTATCTGTACGAACAGTTAATATACCGCCGTTACACGTCCAAGCCTCACCTGCTGTCCTTGCGACACCACCATCCAAATATGTATCAACTGCTATTGTTGCCATTTTTATTTAGTTCTGGTTGTTGTTTTCTTTTTAGCCTCGGGTTTCTTTTCAACAGGGGCCTCGAGTGCAGGAGGTGCCATTACGTCCTGTACGCTAGCCAATTCCTCTAATATCTCATCGGTATTCAATTGTTTCATGTATTCAATCTGTTTCCGGTCAAATCCAAGGAAGAATTCTTTAAACCCGTCTGGAGGAACAACCATTGCTGCTAGTGGGTTGTATGTGTACTCACGCAGTGCGTTAGCTCTTGCTTTCCCCATTTCAACCCTTGCCTGCTCACTTGTTGCAAACAAATCTTCCCAATCGATATGGTACTCCTCTGACGGTTTCGGAAGTATCTTGAATTCAATGAACCTGTCTACCAAAGGTCGTATAATTTGTGGTTCTGCGCAACTTTCTCTGCGTGATTTTACATAAGTTTTCCATTCCCCAACATCCTGTGCTGAAGAAAGCTCCCCACGTTCACTTCCGGATAATATTCTTTTGGGAATTCCTGTCTCTGCAGAAATTAACGTCAATTGTACATCTAGATGGTTCTTTGGGTCAGATACCTGCGATTCCATACCCTCTATGGACACACCTTCATTGATTAAAAACCTGCGAAGGTTGTTTTCATACTCTTCGATCTCATTTTGCAATGTTTCTTTTGCAGCGGGAGTCATTGTATACTCTTTGTCAACGGTTCCCTTAAATCCTGGGCGTGCGCCTCTCCAAAACATTTCAGCGCTACCGCCAACAATCTTTTCAACGTCAAATAACCTATTGAACACAGCCTGAAGTCTAGGTGTGCCTTTTATTTCAGACTCCAGAGAGTTGTCCACAATGTGAATTACCCTGCTGTAGTGCACTTTTACCTGCTGACTTGCACCGCTTGCAACGTCCGCTACCTCGATACTATACATTAACGGATATCCATATCTTTCATTGGATGGGTCGGTTTCATATGTATCGATAACAGCGGTTTGTTGGCTGAACGGTTTCAAATACTTTAGTACCCTTGGTCCCGATTTTACAGGAGCTGCAAACCCTTCAACATTTCTAACGTCATCAAGTCCTAATAATAAAATACCATACTCACCAAGTCCTGTAAGCCTGTCAGCACGTTCCAACACACCTTTAAGCTTGAATTTGTAGTTAAGGTCTCTCCAGGCTTTCTCAAATGCGGTTTCCTCAGCATCGTCAGTTTCTATGAGTTCCAAGACTCCCTGCCATGTGGCGGTGACGGGCCTGTCAATTATTGCCTTGGCGATATCCTGACGCATGTATCTCGCCAAAAAATCATCAAATACAAGGTTTGTTGGGTATCCAAGAGCTCCGTAAAGGTTTCTCTTACCCTCATACATTGTCATGCCTATTTTTGCCGCTAACTGGTTCCTTGCAGAAAGTTCGCTTGCAAATGCCCGTAAATCTTCATTATTCAACGGAGATTGGTTCTTTGTTCGTTCCATAATTAATAGCTTTTAACGAATTTCTTACTGGCAAGTTGCGCAAACGCTGCACTTCCTGCGTCCACTTGATCTTTATATGTTGCAAATGGGAAGAACCGTAGTTCTTCGATGAACTCCCGGTTCCAATCACCTCGCAACAACTGCACATTACCATAATTTACCTGAACTGAGAACGGGTCTGCTCGAAACGCTTTATCTCCTGTAGGTTTGTCTACTTTTGTGACAAATCCCACAAGATTTCTAACGGTTGATTCAGCTGATTCCTTTCCCCCTGACCCTGGTTCCTGCTCAATTCCTACAGGAATTTCTACTCCATCTGCCTCGGCGGTGCTTTTTATTATGCGCTCCCTTGTTTCTGAGCCCCATTGCCCTCGTTTTATGTCTGTGATGATGAATTTGCCCGCGTGGGTTCTTCCCATCTTTAAACCTACTGTAAATGCGCCCTTCCCAATTGTGCCTGCTTTATCCCAAAATCTGATCCAACTTACAAACTGATTCATTGGTGGTAAGGTATCGATAATAATAATGTTATCCACCTTGAACATACCTCCTCCTGGGGGAGTTGGTTTTTGTCCAATCTGACCTGCAAACCCGTATTGCCCTAAATCTGCTTCCATATCGGTAAGCACTTTCCATGACATTCTTCGGGTGTCCAGTAAATCGTCGATATAATGTTTCACCACGTCTTTAGGCATTGCCATGTCTTTATAGTTCCGTATTTCTCCCGGAAGACAAATATGGCGAATATTTTCCTTTTTCTTCTCTAAAAGATGTCCTGTTGGGTCATTTTGGTGTAATCTCTGCATAACTAAGATCATTGCAGAAACTTCTTTATCGGTTTTACGGGTGCTAAGTGTTTGTTCCACCCAATTATTGGCGTTATCAATTTCTGTTGTAGAGGCTGCCTGTGTGGGGTTAATGGGATCATCCACGATTTGTATGTGTCCGTGGTACCCTGTCAGCGTACCGCCTACAGACGTGCTGTAACGCGTGCCACCAAGCACTTGTCTTGGCATTTGTCCAGGAAATACGTGTTCCTTGGTATAGATTTGATAATTACTCTTTGTGTTTTTGTCTTCTTTGATACCGATATTGGGGTACAGCATTTTAAATTTGTCGCTGCGCATGATATCACGGGACTTTTCTGCACTTTCTAACGCCAATAATCCTGAGTACGAGCAGCAAATGAATTTAATCCATGGCCATTTTGTCCAACACCACACGGGGAACATAATGCTACAGGTGATGGTTTTTGTGGTTCCCGGCGGTATGTTGATAATAAGATCATGGTCTTTGGGTTGGTTATTACCCACACGTTCTGCCAGTTCTTCCAATTCCTTGCACAGGTAAGCTATATGCCAGTTGGGATGGTAATTGTCTTTACTCACTTCGCTCCAGAAGACTTCGATGAATTCCGCCAAGGTAAGGCCGACTTGCTGCAGTAATGCTATAGGGCTTTGAATAGCGGTGTTCATCACTTGATCCGTCGAGGCAGCTTCTTCTTCCATTTTTGAAAGAATCTCAGACTCCTCGGCTTGAAAAAACCGGGTTCGCTCTAATTTATCATCAGTTTGCAGAGGTTCCACTTAGTCCCGATATTTGTAAGATTGCTATTTTTTTCGCCAGTGCCTGTTCTTCAGGGCTTAGTTTTGACATATCCAATTTTTTAATGGCATCCACACTTCCGCTTAGTTCCAATTTAGTGGTATCTGTCCAAAGCGCGCGTTCTTTATTGGTTAAGAAGAATATAATGGCTTTGATGTTCGGTGGTATGTGCCTGGTTGTGGTAATGGTGTAGGAAATCGGGTCGCCTTTGGAATTGGTACCCGTCATTTCTTTGGTCTCAACCACAGTGTATCCCACACATATCTTGTACAAACTTTTCCCAACTTTCATGGAAGCGTATTCCTTCCCTTTTCTAACGGCAAGTGCGAACTCCGGCTTTGTCTTTTTCCAATAATCAATCGTATATACCTGCACTCCAAAGAAATCAGCCAACTCCTTACTGCCGCCACCCATCAGCGACAATCGGAAAGCATGTACCAGCTCCCTCTTGGTATGCACTAACGTCTTATGACCACCGTTGGCACCCTGAGGCGGTTTGCTGAATAACATATCCCGCTCTCGCTTTTTCCCAGGTACGGGGGGCTCGTAGGGCTTAGGGGTCTCTTCTTCGAACCCATCCTCCAAGTCATCCTCCAAGTCATCGAACTCATCTGTCTGCTTTGCCATAACCATGTTTTTAATTCCGACATAAACCTAAAGCACCAAATTTACAAACAAGCTTCTGATTTTCCAAACTTATTTTTACATACACCCACACCCGCCCACACACATTTATTAACGTCAAACCTCGATTTCGGGGTAAAAAATTTTTGTAGATTTTTTCAGGACTTCATTTCCGGGTAAAAATTTTCACACAATTGCGGAGATGGACTCGGCCCAGCCATCGCTTTTTGAAAATCCTAAAGCATAGGGGGTGCCTCTTCTCTTTGCCGTACTGCTGTTGATTTCCAGGCCTACGGTCCATTGCAACACGCGCCAGGCGCGGGATGCATTGCATATGTATGCATGTATTGCCTTTATTTACTGCATTTCAAGGCCTGTTCCATATTTATTAGCCTATATACAATGGACCATAGCGCAGGTCCTGCAGGGATCCCTTGCCTACTGCGCGTTTGCGCGCATTGGCATGCATGCCTTATGTATTACTGTTTATTTACTGTTATTTATTGAAGTGTTGCAACCTTCTGAAACCCGCATAAACATTGAGTTTTTTCAAATATCGCGTTACTGGAGAAGGCCTTTTTTAACGCATTTTTGATTTTTGACTATATTGGAGGGCGTGCGCCGTCGTTTTGCGGCCGTTCTGTTATTATTATCTTTTTACTATGCAATTGCATTATATTATATATTTTTTAACGTCGTATTGTTTACATATTAGTATTATATAATTGCATGGTATAATTATACTACTTTATTACATGCATTCAATTATATTTTATTAGTTGTTTTTATATGGTTAATTTCATACCTGTTTTACATTACTTTATTTACTGTTTATATATGCATGTTTTTATAGCTTATTTATTGCCTGTTTTTATCTGTTTTTTAACGTCACTATAAAAATATGACGTTTTTTGATGTTTTTGCATGTCGTTTTTTACCTGTTTTTATGCTTTTTTGCCTGTTTTTTGCCTTTTTTTGACCTTCTGAAACCCGCAGCCTGCCTGGGTTTGAGCAACTATTTTCAATTTATTTTCGCTTTGCTCTTGCTTTTTTAACGTCGTTAATATTACATTTACAGAAACAAACAAACAAACAAAAATTTTAGCCTTATGAAAACTAAACAAATTAAAGTGAGCGCAGCAGATAAACTTAAAATGATATTATTATCTGTTTTTTCAGTAGCTATAGTATTATCAATTGTATTTGTACTAAAGTATTACTTCACAATTAACTGCATAGCTTGATTTATTAACATCAAAAACCTAGAAAACATGGAAACTTTAAAAAACATATTAAGTTTTGGGAACACTAAACTACCAAAAAGTACTGCAATTTTTAACATGAGCTCCGCAATGCGCTGCCCCTCAGATAAATTAGGCCTATGCAAATTATCAAAAGTTTGTTACGCTAAAAAGGCTGAACATTTATATAAACAAGTTTTACCATTCAGGGACCGCCAAAATTATTATTTTGATAAATGTACTTCAGATCAATTTATAAGTGAATTCAATGCAGCTATAGCAAAAAAACGCATAAAAGTTAATTTACTTCGTGTTAGTGAGTCAGGCGATTTCAAAAACCAAAACTCAATTGATAAATTGAACCAAATTTCAAAAGGTTTAAACGTTAAAACTTATGTTTATACGGCAAGAACGGACCTAAATTTCAAAGGTGTTAATTTTGCCGTTAATTTTTCAGGGCTCGAAAATATTGACAAATTAAAAACAGGTGAGGCAAGCAACTTATTTTGTGGATTAAATAAGGTCGATTATACCGAGGCAATAAGCAAGAAACATATTGATGGATTCAAAGTTGTAAAATGTATATCAGACTGCAAAAAATGCAATATTTGCAGCAAAAAAGGCCAAAAAATAATAGTTATACCAATTCACTAAAAAATCAAAATTTGGGGCCTGCAAACATCAAAACAGGCTCCAACTAAAAAACCTAAAAAAATGAATCACTTACATTTCACCATATACCTAGACTTTTCAAAAAAGTGGATTAATCCTAAGGACCTGCAATATTTTTTGGATTCTGCAAATAGATCAATAAAAAGTATTGAAACTGAAAAAAAACATGATCAATTTATGGGCGCCTACGAATTGCAGTACATTACAACAGAACCAAATTTACCATTCTAAAATATCAATTTATTAACATCAAAAAACTAAAAAACATGTACAACTTTTATGAATTATCAGCAAACAGCGAAGAAATTGCAAACTTTATCAATTATCAGGACCAAATTACTGACCTTGCTATATTGATGAATTTAATTGAAAACTAAAAAACAACTCCCAAAAAACGTAAAAAAATGAAAACTCAAAAAAACGTAAAATTAGCCGTAACATTAATAAATTTACAATTGGATTTTTTTAATCATGCCAAATTTGAAGTGACATCAATTGAGGGAACAGAGGACAGAATTGTGATAACTTTCAAAGATCAAATTTACCTGCTCGAAGAATTCATAAACATAGCAAAAGCATGCAGGCTAATGTATAGAATCGATTTTAACAGAACATCAGAAAAATTTGAAATTCATTTTTTCTAAAAAACAAAAAAGAGCCCTGCAACCCTTGGCAGGGCTCAAAAATCAAAAAAAATTAATCAAAATTCCAAAAAAACGTAAAAAAATGACCAAAAAAGAATTCAAATCAAAAACTGCTGACCAAGTTTACACAGGTCGAAATATCAAAGTAAATGCCCTTTATTTTGACTTTCAAAGGGGCTCCATGCCGTTCACCACTCCCGAAGGTTTAAGAATAGAAAAAATTTTTGCAGGGTTTGCGTTTATGGTTAGGGCAAATAGCAAAGACATATCAAAAAAAGAATTACAAAATGCCCTGTACAATTGGGTGGTAAAAGGGGAAAAAGTTATAAATGAAAAAATAACCTGCAGGCAAGCTACCACAAACTTTGAAAGGTTTAAAATGCCAATTAGCATATAAAAAAATAAAAAAACAGTAAATAAATTTTGACGTTAATAAATAAAAACATATCCTTGTACCCATCAAACATCAAAAACCTAATAAAATGAAAACAAAAATCACTTACCAAGAAATAGCTCAAACAGGTGGATTCTGCATGGTAGACTATTTTATCTTCTCAAACAAAACCTATTTAGGTATCAATAATGAGTGCATAGCTTATGGAATTAATGATGACGTAAAAAATGAAAACAGCGTTATAAACTTTGCAGATATCACAAACGAAGGCCACGATATCAATATCAAATATCCTGAATCAACACTTTGGAACCGTGAAGTAACAGAAGAAACTGAAGTAAAAGGGCATTTTGTAGAAAAATGCGAGGAAAAAAATGATCATTACTTGATCACCATGCGAAATGGCGTTACAATCCAAATTTCAGAAAATGCAATCCGTATTTTTGCCTGTGAAAATAAAGATCTTGAACTTGTGGCAGAATTCGAAATAAACGCAGAAGAAATTGAAGAGCAAAAACACCAAATGGTCCGCGATTGGATAGCAAAAAATGAATTACCTGAATATTGCCTAGACGAATTAGTGTATCAACACACCGTACACAATCCTTTCATGAGTGAAGAACAGTTATCAGAAGCAAAAGCACTGCTAGAACTTTTTAATTAAAAATAACAGCCCTGCAGGCATTCTGCAGGGCACAAAAAAACCAAAAAATAAAAAATCGACTTTAACTGAAAATTTCAAAAAAATAAAAAAATGGAAAATATCTTAGCATTAACCCCTGAAAAAATCAACAGCCTAGAAAAAGTAAAAGTGTTTTTCACAGCCCTGAAAGAAGCAAACTATACTTTTCATCCTGATGATGATTTTACGGAATATTCAAACACACCTGTACCTGTGGGAAAACATCTTAACGCATTAATGGAAAAGTGTTGGACAGTATGTGAATTTTTCGCCACAGAAACCACAGATATTTACACAGTAGCAATGGAAATTTTATACCCTGAAACATACAAAAAATGAAAACACAAAAACAATTTTTCTACAGGGATTTATCAGGACGCGGACACAGCTGCACAATGGAAAACAGCCAAGCAAAAACCCTAAATGATATGGTCGATTTTGATGGAAACAAAATAAAAAAATTCGTTCGGGAATCCTGTGTTGGTGATGTTTTCAGGAATTCAGCAAATGAAATCACAAGGATAAAATAAAAAAACAAATATTAACATCAAAAAACTTAAAAAAATGAAAAAACTTACCGAAAGTCAACTAGCTCTATTGGAAGAAGTAAAAAACAACCTGCTAAAACTCAATCCTGAAGTAAAAACCGAAAATGAGTTTACCCATTTTGACCCATCCGCACTAGTGGTGGAAAGAAACAGAATCAACACATTTATGAAAGAAACTGAAATCCACAACAACGCCATGAAAAAAGCTATTAACGAATCCCTGTACACCACTGTGGATGAAATTAATGCCGATTTCAGAAATGCAAATGTTCCCCTTATTTGCGAATTGGTACAAGGAACCGCAATATACTTCGCGCCAAAAAATGCAGAAATGGCTTCCGTTTGTTATGAAGTACCCATTCGAATAGAAACTCTTTTTGAAAGACAAACAGAGGGAAGCTCAAGGATAACAGGATTCAACTTTTACACCTATGCACACAAACTTAACAACAGCCCGTTAAAAACAAAAAACATATCTGAAATTTTAACAAATCCATCCCTTCAGAGAAACCTTATTGCACTACTAAAACTCAAGTAAAACCAACAAAAACCAGTCAAAATGGAAAGATTTTTTATGTTAGCCAAAAAAGTAAAAATACAACCGATAGCATGTCTTGATGAAGTTACTTTTTTCAGAATAGTGCTTTTCGACATGGAAAACAACCCAAAACCTTGGGAACCACAACTTCCCGGAAATTACATGGACCCCATTTCTCTGAATTAAAAATGAAAAAAATAGAAAATAAATTTTGACGTTAAAAAAAGAATACATATATTTGCACTTCATCATTCACACAAAAACCTATTAAAATGAGAAAACAAATCGTAGTAATCAGCAACAGAGTAAACAACGCAGTAGAAGTACAATTCATCAAGGTTTCAACAGAAAAACCTGTGATAAAAGCGACCCCCGGCACCGTGCTAGAATTGGTACACGACATCAGAAAATCAGGAATTATTTTTTCCGCAGGATTTGTAAAAAGGACCAATGGAGAGTACAGAGTTATCAACTGCCGTACATCCGTAAAAAAGGAATTGAAAGGTGTTGGCCTGAAATTTAAGCCAATTCAAAAACACCTTCTCAGCGTGTTCGATATGAACCTGATGGAATACAGATTCATCAATATGGACTCCCTGATTTGGCTGAAATACAGAGGACAGGTTTACATCTTCTAGCCAAAAGAAAATTGTAAATGAGGGTAGGGATTATGCCTGAAGGAGCTTAAAACTGAAAGCAAAAACAGGAAATCAAAAGTTAACCCGCCCTCAAAACAAACAAAAACATATATTTGCAATCTCATCAACCACATCAAAAAAACTTAAAAAAATGAAAACAGAAAACACAAGCAGACCAATTTACAAGATCGCTCAGGACATCCGCAAAGACTGGAAAAAAGTATATTTCGGAGCAGTACCTTACCTGAATGCCCTGTCACAATTGAATACCGCAGATGATTCTTACTGGGATGATTCAGCAAAATCAATAATCATTTACTTCCTTGGAAATGCAACTACTTGGAGAGGTCCTGTAGCAAAGGAAATCAAAGCAGAATTGAAGAAAATTGCAGGTATAAAATAATTGTTAACATCAAAAACCTACTGAAATGAAAAAGACATTAATCAGAGTATACAGAGCAAAGTCAACAAACAGTTTTGACAGTAACAAATACGGAAACCTTTATTTCCAGATAATTTCCAACGAAAATTTCTACAAAGGTGTTGTTATGACGTTAACTTGGCAGTGTAACTTGGAAACGCCCTTAAAATCTCATGATGGAACCGTTATTGTGAAAGAAAATGAATGGTATGCCATGAACTACAACATGGAACACATGCCACATCACAAAATGAAAACAGTTTTAGCTGAAATGAACAGAATTCAGAAAATACTTTCAACCGTGGACAGCCTTACCCCTGAAAATGTGTTTTTAGCTTTGAATGGTGAACTTACAACCTTTGAACCAACCCTCAGCACCTTTGTAGGAATTTCTCAGGAAGGAACACCAATCTATTCGTTCCACTATCACAAAAATCCGGGAGACATTTATGCCTACAGAGCCTGCAAGAATGATGCATATGCAAGAGCCTACAGAAAGAATTTTGGATACGGAAGCACCAAGGACATGTTCTTCAAAGCAACTGACAAAGTGGTTGAATTCAAAGGAGAACGATTTGATACCACTAATTTTTCAACAGAATGGCCACAATAAAACTGGCAACAGTAGAAAAGAGGGTAAACGGGGAAGAATATCTAAAAATAGTCTTCCCGTTTAACTTCAAAGATTTAGAAAACGTAAAATCAATTCCCGAAAGAAAATACCACGGGGAAAACAATGTTAAATTTTGGTCGGCTCCCAATACCGAAGAAACAAGAAAACTACTTCAGGGATGGGGATTTCAAATCGACACAGACAACAAAAAAGAGCCTGAAAAAATGAGAATAGAAAACATAAGTCCAATAAGCATTCCATCAACTGGAAAAAATCTTTACCCTTACCAAAACATTGGTGTGGCGTTTATCGAAAAGAAAAATGGAAGAGCACTTATTGCTGATGAAATGGGACTTGGAAAAACTTGTCAGGCACTGTCTTGGTTGCAATTACATCCTGAAAAAAGAAAGGCAATCATAATCACCCCGGCGACACTGAAAATAAATTGGCAGAGAGAAGCAAAGATGTGGATATCAAACCCAAAAACTCAGGTGCTTACAGGAAGCAAAATCGTTCCCATCTTTGGAGAAATTATCATTATCAATTATGATATTTTAGCGGCATGGGAAGAAACCCTGATTGCCCTGAAACCTCAGGTAATTATCTTGGACGAATGTCACTATATCAAATCACATTCCACAAGAAGAACCAAGGCCGTAAAAAGAATTTGCAAAGGTGTTTCGCATGTTATCTGCCTGTCAGGAACTCCAATTGTTAACAGACCTATTGAAATGTACAATGCCATCAACCTGATCGATTCCAACATATTTCCATCAGAATTTGCTTTTGCGCATAAGTTCTGCAACCCAAAGAAAACACCTTGGGGAAAATCAGGATGGGATTTTTCAGGAGCATCAAACACAGAAGTATTGCACAAAATTTTAGTTGAATCCATTATGATTCGCAGGAAGAAAATGGACGTGCTTACTGAATTGCCACCAAAAACATTCTCTTTTGTACCCATGATGTTGGACAACAGGAAAGAATATGAATTTGTAAAAAACAATTTTATCGATTGGGTGTATGAACAAAAAGGAATGGAAGCCGCAGAAAGAGCAGGAGCCGCAGAATGCCTTGGTAAAATTGAGGGACTGAAACAAACCGCTGTAAAAGGAAAAATGGAACAGGTTTTGAATTGGATTGAGGATTTCCTTATGACAGGAGAAAAACTGGTTTTGTTTGCCACCCACAAAACAGCAATTGAAAGGATTATGGAAGAATTTCAAAATGTGGCGGTAAAAATCGACGGCTCAGTTTCACAGGCTCAAAGACAGATCGCTGTGGACAAATTCCAAAACGACCCTGAAGTAAAACTATTTGTAGGAAACATTCAGGCCGCAGGAGTAGGAATTACACTTACAGCATCAAGTAATGTAGCTTTTATGGAGCTTCCTTGGACTCCTGGCGCATTGGCTCAGGCCTCCGACCGTGTACACAGGATAGGACAAAAAGATAACGTCACAGTTCATTATCTGCTTGCCTACAACACGATTGAGGAAGAAATTGCAGAAATGCTAGATAGGAAGCTGAAAGTGTTGGACTCCGTGCTCGATGGAAAAGATTCAGATGAAAATTCACTTTTAAGTGAATTAATGAAGAAATATTACGCTGAAAACAGAAAATAATTTTGTAAATTGTAAACCCTCATTAAAACCTAAAAAAATGGGAAACGCAACTCACACTAATGGAATCTCTTTGGAGAGAATTTCAGAACTGCAAAAAATCTACGGTGTAGACAAACTTCAGGAAAGTATTAACTCAGGCCAAATTTGGAAAAGAGAAGGTTCTTCAGGAAGATTTGCCATGAACTGTTTAGAAAATGGAATTTGTATGCTCGCAGAATGTCGTACATACGATTATTGGGGAAACATTATTCCCTGCAGACAGGAAGTACAACCACACAGCAAGGGAAGCCTTGACAAAGCAATCACATTTTGGGAAAGAATCGAAAATGATGATGCTGAGTCCTTGGAATACATACAAAGCCTTTTTGGAGAAATTATATAACAACAATCTTTATGAAAAATCAGAACCTAATTAGAAAAATTGCTTGGAGCCTGAACAAAACCACAGGTATTTCCTTTGATGAATTGTATTCAGAAGCCTGTTTGGCTTATTTAGAAGCCGAAATGACATATGATGCAACCCGAGGTGCCGAATTTACCACCTATGCTTACAGTTTTGTAAGAAACAGGCTCGTATCATTCGTGCGGAAAGAAAAAACTGAGATTCATACGATAGAAATAGCAGACCTAGGGCCTAGACAGTTTTCGAAATTACAAAACAGCATCCCGGAATTTGAAGAACATAGCTTTTCATCTGACATGAAGGAAATCATTTCTGTTGTTCTGGGATCCCCTGTAGACTTTTTTAATATCTCTCCCCGTCCTGCTAGAGGCATGATCAGAAAAGAACTGCACAAAAACGGGTGGTCACAGAAAAAAATTAACTCTGCATTCATAAAACTTACAGCAATTATCAAAGAAGCTGAGTACGGATCATTAATTATTCACACCCAACAATAAGAAAATGGCAAAAGAAAACTTTTTCAACCCCGAAACAAAAGATCAATTAGAAATTGTAACACCTGTAAAGCAGGAATACAAGCTAATTGAATCCATCAAGAACATCCATAATTTACCGCTGTGGTCTTGGAACTCTGAAACAGGAGAAATCAAGAAAGTGAAAATGGTTAAACAAATGACAGTGGATACAAACGGAAACCCTGACACTAGGAGCCGAGTTAACTACGACCCTAAGCTGTACTATTGTATAGCTATTAACATCAAAAATGCTAGGAAAAAATTCACTAACTTTATAACTCGAGAATCATGACACTAGCAGAAATTGAAAAAATTATACGAAATAATTTTCAACGTGTAAACAAGGATGGCATGGGATTTCTAGAATCAGAAATCAAAAAAATGTGCCAGCGATTTATTCACTATAATAAATAAAGAAAATGACCGTACAAGAATGGATTAAACAGTTTAATGAAACCAAAGAAACATTTAGTTGGTTCATCATAGAACACTTTGGAAAATTTATGTTGTCGGATATAGAATTTCATGTTTCCCGTGGTGAAATTGACAAAGCTAGGATACTGATGAATTGTGTATGGTTCGAACTCCCTGACTCAAAATTCAATATTATTGAAAATCCTAAGGGATGGAATGAATTCCTGTTTCTGCTAGAATATGAGCTATGCAGTTAGTAATACCTTTCTACACAGCAGAGGAAACCTGTCGAAGGATCATGGAGTCCTGCGACAAGGTGCCTGATATCAAAAAAAGAAAAATAGTATCAAAAATTAACATTAAAACCTATTCGAATGGAAACTAAAATATGCCGTAAGTGTGGCGAGGAAAGGAAGTTGACTGAGTTTAGAACTTATAGAAAATACATTCATGTATGTAATTTCTGCAAAAGAGAACAAGCTAAAAAATGGTATGCGAATAACAAAGAAAAATGTAGTAAATGGGACGCTGAATACCGTAAAAATAATCCTGAAAAAATCAAAGCTCTTGGTAAAAAATGGAGAGAAAATAATAAAGAAAAAATCAAAGTGAAAGATAAAAAATGGAGAGAGGATAATAAAGAAAAAATGAAAGAATATCATGTGATGTACCGTAAAAATAATCCAGAAATTATTAAAAAAATTCATCATACTGATTATGTTAAGAATAAAGAACAGCGTGCAGCCTATTCAAAAAAATATTTAAACAACCATAAAGAAAGAATTAAAGAGGCTGCCACAGAATGGAGGAGGAAAAATATGCAAGAATTAAACCCCACCTATATCAAAAGTTTATTGATCAGATACCACCCTAATATTAATAGGCAAGATATTCCAGAATCTTTAATTATATGGAAGCGTGAAAATGTAAAACAAAATCGAGAACTTAAAAAATTAAAAGTATGAAAAAACTACAAAAAATTCCTACAAACATTAATGAAAGTATTGAATACTCTATTCAATTAACTCATGCCATTATTAATAAAAAAATTGGTAGAAAGGTTGCTGAATCCGCTAACAGAAGTGAACAAATAGTAATTAATAAAATACTTTCTGCAATGGAGTATAATCAAATACATCATCCTGACAGGAAAATACCTTTTATGGAATCGAAATGAAAATCCTTGAACTATATCGTGACTATTCTATACCCTTCGCCACGGACGGCAACAAACACTGTCGACCTGGCTGGGTACAGATACACTGTCCGTTCTGTAAAGGAACCAACGACTTTCACATGGGATACAACATGGACTCCAACTACTATTACTGTTGGAAACATGGTTGGTCGAGTATTCCATCAACCATTTCGAAAGTTCTTGCTGTTTCTGAAGATCAGGCAAAGGATATTATTCTGAACTATGGTGGGTCGATACGTCACACAAGGAAGAAAGAAACGGATCCCGAGGCATCAAAAAAGGAATTCAAGTTTCCATCCGGAATTATCAATTTGACGGAAAGACACAACAAATACCTCAGGGAACGAAATTACGACCCTGAAAAACTTACAAAGTTGTGGGGACTCAAAGCCACAGATGTAATAAGCCTGCTAGATGGGACCGATTATAAACACAGAATTTTAGCACCTGTGCATTGGAACGGAAAGATCGTAACCTTTCAAGCTCGTGACATAACCAAAAAACATAAACTGAAATACCTTGCATGCCCAAAAATCAGGGAAATAATTCACCACAAGCATATCCTGTACGCAAATCAGGAACTTTGGCATTCTACAGGAATTATTGTGGAGGGAATTACTGATGTTTGGAGGTTTGGTCCCGCATCATCTGCCACCTTTGGTATTGAATACAAGTATGAGCAAGTAAGAGTTATCGCCAAAGCATTTAAAAGAGTGGCGGTTGTGTTTGATGGTGGTGAGGTTCAGGCTAGGAAAAAGGCGGACGAGTTGGTCGGTGAATTGGTTAACAGGAATGTCGATGCTTTCAGGATAAATATCGAAGGAGACCCAGGAAGCATGAGCCAGGCAGAGGCTGACTATTTAGTTAAACAAATACTTGATTCTAATTTTGGAATTATCAAAAAATAAATTGTACATTTACATCCTTCAAAAAGCGACATATGAAAGTTAAACTAACTATTATTAGAATATTGCCCCTACGGGTAAAATTGCACGAAAGGTTGAGTCGCTTCTCCTACGTGCTTTTTTATTTCGTGGGGGTTCTTTTTTGGAGGTATAAATAATGGAAGGATGGATAAAATTACATCGAAAATTAATGGATAACCCCCAATATTTTTCTGAACCTTTTTGCCGAAATATGGCTTGGGTTGATCTTCTTATGTTGGCAAATCATACCAAAAAAAGTTTCTATAAACGTGGAATTTTAGTCGAAATAAACAAGGGAGAAATAGGCTACGATGTAGGTACTTTGGGCAAAAGATGGCGTTGGTCAAATGGTAAGGTTCGTAGATGGTTTTTGACACTTGAAACGGAAGGGCAAATAGTATGGCAGAAATCGAACCTAACTTCCATAGTATCAATAGTTAACTACTCAAATTATCAAGGAGGTGATACAGCAAACGATAACGCAAACGATATAGCAAACGGACAGCAAACGGTATACCAAACGGACACAAACAAGAATGAAAAGAATGAAAAGAATGAAAAGAAAGAAGAAACGATTTCCCAAAAAAGAAGAATTGAAAAAATTTTTAACGTCTATAATAAATCTAGACTTCCAAAAGCAACAAAACTTACACCCATTAGAATCAAACATATTAACGCCAGAATTCATGATTATAGTTTTGAAACCGTTTTAGAAGTTCTCCAAAAAGCAAGCGAAAGTAATTTCCTGTGTGGAGAAAATGATCGTGGATGGTGTGCCAACCTAGATTGGATTTTTAACCCGTCCAACTTCAATAAAATTTTGGAGGGTTCATACACCAACCGAAAAGGAGTTTCCAAAAAGAACAACAACGGGTATGTGGAGGAAGGATTTTTGATTGACAAACCAGTGATAAAAATGTAAAAAGCTATGAGAAACCAACAAACATGGGATAAAATGATCAGGGGACAGCTAATTCAGGTGTTGTTTCCACCAAGGATTCAGAAAATTTTGATGGAATTTCCGTCACCAAAGTTCGAAGAAACTCTCCAAAGTTCGTTCATTTACGGCAACACACAGCATGGAAAAACCATACTGTCCGCGCAAATGATGTTGGAAGAGCGCAGAAGGATGTACCTGCACCCGGAAAATTACTATGGAAAAATTTCAACTACTATTTTCATTTCTTCATTTGAAATGTTTTCCAATATAAAAAGCTCGTTCGACCACGTAAACTCTGATGTAACAGAGCGTGCAATAATTGAAAAATACAGCCAAGCACACATGCTTGTGATTGATGATTTGGGTACTGTAAATCCTACCACATACGTTCTGCAAGTGCTGTACGGCATCATAAACAACAGATACGAGAACGAAAAATTGACAGTGATAACGTCAAATTACGAAATTAATGAACTTGGAAAACAGTTTGGTGATGTTAGAATTGTTTCTAGAATCTCGCAAATGTGCGTCCTGATTAACAAAGAACCTTACAACAGCACAAAATGATTCAATCCCAAATAATTCTAGGTTTCATTGCAAGCACTGAGTTTGCAAAGGAAATGGTGCCGATGTACAACCCAAAGTACATCGAATCAAAAATGGCAAAGTTGGTAATCGGTTGGTGTGTTTCCTACTACAACGAATTTCAGGAAGCTCCCAAGATGGTTATTCAGCAACTGTACTTCAAAGCCTTGAAAGACGGGTTGGATGAGTCCATGGCTCAGGAGATCGAAGAAGACATTCTTCCTGACCTGAATGAACGCTACATCAGCGAGGGAATCAACGTGGAACTGCTTATCCGTGACACAAAAGCATACTTCCAAGAACGCAGTTTAAAAATTCACAACGATGAAGTTGCAGAATTATTGGAAGCGGGAGAGGTGGAGGAAGCACAGGCTAAAATTTCTTCCTACAGACCTTGGGAGGGGTCAAAAATCAATTATATTGACCTGAGCAAGGTAGATGCCCTGATAAAGGTAAAAAATGCCTTAAATGAGGCTTTCCTGCCTTTATTTCATTTTCCCGGAGCTTTGGGTGAATTTTTAAATTCGCAATTGATTGCGGGAGGCTTTATCGCGTTCTTGGCATCAGAGAAGAGAGGAAAGACCTGGTGGCTGTTGGAAATGGCTATCACTGCTGCAAGACAGCACAAAAAGGTGGCTTTTTTCCAAGCAGGAGACATGACAGAATCACAACAGTTGAAACGTATTGCAACTTACCTGACCAAGAAACCCTCTGACGAGAAATACCTTGGAGAATCATGGGAAGCAGTGAAAGATTGTGTTCACAACCAACTCGACACCTGTGACCATGAGGACCGTGAATGTTCTTTCGGTCCGTTTTCTGAAGCAGGAATGCAAGCCGAAGAACTCAGGAATAAAATTGACAAGGACATGATTCTTGAGGCAATTAAAACATATCCTGATTACAAACCCTGTCACAATTGTGCAAAATACAAGACTGAAAAGTGGGGAAGTGTTTGGATGAAGCGGGAGGATATAACAGAAGTTTTGACAGCTAAATCTGCTGTTCTTGCCGTTAAAAAATTCTTCATGAAATTCAAAAGGGAGTTTAGGATAAGCACACATGCAAATGGCACTTTATCCGTTAATAATATCAAGAACATTTTGAAGGATTGGGAAAAGGAAGACGGTTTCGTTCCAGACCTCATTATCATTGATTATGCTGATATTCTTATTTCTGACGTTAAGACAGAATTCAGGCACCAAGAGAACGAAAAATGGAAGGCTTTACGTGGATTATCTCAAATAAAACCTTGGTTGGTTGTAACAGTTACTCAGGCAGATGCAAAATCATATGATGCAGTGACGTTAAAACAGAGCAATTTCAGTGAAGACAAACGTAAGTACGCCCATGTCACAGCGATGTACGGCATAAACCAGGACCCGCACGGAAGAGAGAAAAAGATAGGTTTAATGCGATTAAATGAGCTCGTCATCAGGGAGGGTGACGGATTAACGTCAAATGTGGTTCATGTACTGCAAAATTTAAAAGTTGGAAAACCATTTCTGACAAGTTACATGTAAAAATAAATAACGACAATTTGAACACAGGGATAATTTTTTAAGTATAATATATAAAGTAAATTTAAAACTATGGCAAAGAAAGAAGTGCAGAAAAAAAGAACAAAGAGAGAGGATTGCGAATACGTCGCAACAGAACTTTCTACTTTGATGGGGTTGAAACCAAGTATTGATATCACCCTTCCTGACGACGATTTGATTGAAAAAATACAGGAAGCCCAAGCAATGCTTTTTCCAGAGGACCAAATTCCTCATGAATTAAAGTTGGCGATTGTTAAAGTAAACAGGTATATTGGTGGGACATGGACCGTACCAAAGATAGTCTCTGTTTTATTGGAAGACGTGAGCTTTGAAGAGGATATCGAAGAGGATGTTGAGACCGTTCTGAAAGATGAAGAGGTTCTCGGTACCATTGAAGAGTTAATGCCCGAAGAGGATGATGTTGAAGACCTTTACGACAAAGCAATAAGGGAGCCAGAGACAAAGACCTTGCAGACCAAGTCTACCAAAAACCCTGATAAAAAGAAGAGCAAAACAATCAAAAAAACGGTTGATGTCAGACTTGAAAAAATACCTAAGCCAAAAAAAGTAAAGGTTGTTAAGGAAAAAGGTACAGCTAAAAAAGGCAGACCGAGTAAATACGCACACGAGGCAAATGACCCTGATCTTGCTAGAGTTATGGCAAAGGTTCTTGTTGAGGCTCCCGAGTTTAAAGAGGGTGATAAAAAATCTAGAGGTCACAGAGGTCTTTCCGCTCATGGTGTGGCTTTAGAAGTGTTATGTGCCAACCCAAATGCAACCCTTGTGGAAATCTATAAGGAAATAGCCCGCAGGAGAGTTGTTGTACCAAAGGGAAACAACGGTGTTCGTGCCGCTCAGATTTTGGTGAGAAAAATAACTGGACTTTTGAGACAAAGCGGACACATGAAATAATGGCACAGGAAAAAATGCGGTGCATAGATGTAGAGTGCGCGGTGGCTAAATTGTTCAACATAAGAACACATTTAATCGTGCCAAACATTTCCTGGGGATTGCTTAATCATGAAGCCGACCTGTTGATAGTTAACAAAGCAGGGTTTGCCATTGAGGTGGAAATAAAAGTATCTAAATCAGATTTTTTGGCTGACTTTAAGAAAAGAAAGCACAAGAGGAACAGTATGCTGATTAAAGGCTTTTACTATGCCATACCTGATTATTTGCAGGAAAAATGTGAAGCACTTGTTCCTGAAAATGCAGGTCTTATTGTTGTAAAACAATTACCATATGGAAAGCATGCAAGAATAATTAAGAAATGCCCGCCTAAACCTGTAAATAATTTCAGGAAATTAACAGACCGCGAAATTTATCAGGTCGCAAGGTTGGGTACCATGAGAATTTTTCCTTTGAAACATGCAATTTTAAATTATAGAGCGGATATTCAACGACTAAAAAATGTAAAAAATGAGCAAAACAATAAACATAAAGAAACGGCCTAACTTAGATAGCTTCGTTTTAATTGGTTATTTTTCTGACAAGAAACACAGACAAATAATAATCACACAGGAAACCGGGGAAGCTATTTTGCAAACCATAGTTTCTATGGAGGAGAAAATAAATGTTTCAGAAACCCCACTAACCATAAGATATTAAAAACCATGGTAATAAATAAAGCAGAATTACAGATCGCGCTAGAAGTGGTAAAACCAGGACTAGCCTCAAAAGATGTTATTGAGCAGGCTTCATCATTTGCCTTTGTAAATGACAGAGTAGTTACGTTCAACAATGAAATCAGCCTATCTCATCCTGTAGCAGGAATGGAGTTAAAGGGAGCTATCAAAGCAGAAGAACTGTACTCACTTTTGCACAAATTAAAATCTGATGAAATTGAAGTGGTATTAACTGACTCTGAGATATTGTTTACCTCGGGCAGAAGTAAGGCGGGAATGACCTTGGTTTCAGAGGTTAAACTTCCATTGGAAGAAATAAATACCGCTGCAAATTGGTTCCCTGTTCCCAAAGATTTTCTAGAAGCGTTAAAATTCGCAGTACCATCGTGCAGTACAAGCATAACACGCCCGGTTTTGATGACAGTTCATGTTAAAGAGGATATTGTAGAGGCTACAGATGCATTTAGAATAAGTAAATTTATTCTTAAAGAAGCTGTGCCTGTTCCTGAATTCCTTTTACCTGCATCATCAGCGAAACAAGTGTTGAAACTGAACCCAAATGAAATGGCACACAGTGATGGCTGGATACATTTCAAATCAGAAGAGGATACTATTTTGTCCTGCAGATTATTCATGGACGATTATCCAAATCTTGAAGTTATTCTGAACCAAACAGGAAGAGATTTTACCTTCCCTAAATCCACACTGGAAGTTTTTGATCGTGCCACTGTTTTTTCGAAATCCGAAACCAGTTCACTTGAACAGGTATCAATTACCATGGCAGATAACAAGTTTACCATACGCTCGGAGTCAGAAATAGGATGGTTTGAAGAAAGTCTGAATTTTCAATACAAAGACGAGCCTATCACATTTGTTGTGGTTCCCAAAATTTTAAAAAGTGTGCTTTCAGAAACACTAACATGTATGTTGTGTGCAAGTGTTATGATATTCAAAGGAAGTAATTGGACGTACCTAAGCATTCGAAAATAATATGAACGAAGGATTTCTCACATTAAAGGAGACTCAAAGCATGTCAAGACCTGACGGCAAGGTTTTATCCTGTGCGTCTTGCGGCAGGTATAAATCTGCCAAAAGTCCAAAGATGAAAGCCTGGGGAAATTTCGGAAAGGGAATTTTAATTGTGGGTGAGTTTCCTGACCTACTTGACGACGACAGGGACAAGATGTGGCAAAGTCGTGAGGGTCGTTACTTAAAGACGGCTCTCTCAAGACTTGGTGTTGATCTTTTCGAAGACTGTGCATCGATTAATGCCGTTAACTGCTACGATGAGAAAATGCCCAACCACTACATGATTGATTGCTGTAGGACAACCATTGTAAGCAGGCAGATAAAAGAACTCATGCCCAATGTGATAATTGTCCTTGGGGATATGGCACTCCACAGTATTGTTGGTGCTCATTGGAAAGAAGAACTTAAATCGATTGAGCGTTGGAGAGGTTTCATCATTCCGGATAAAGAGTACAAGGCTTGGGTTTGTCCTACCTTTGCACCTTTTGAGATAATTGACGCAGATAAAATTGCTGAGTTGATTTGGATGAAAGACTTGGAAAACGCTGTACGTAAGGCAGAATCAGTACTTCCGAAGACTCATGCACCCGTTATTCATTACCATAACGATCTGAACTTAATAAAAGAGGTTGTTCCACAAGGTTCCATTGTTGCATTTGACTATGAAACCACGGGAATAAAACCACATGCGCCGGGACACAAAATAATCTGTGCATCAATTGCTGTGAGTGAAGATGTGGTGCATGTATTTATGATGCCTGAAACCGAGACACTACGTAAGCCATTTTTAGAAATGTTGGCAGATGGCAGCATTCGAAAATTTGCCCACAACATAAAATTTGAACAGACCTGGAGCCATGTTTTCCTCAAGCAGGATGTTGAATCCTGGGAATGGGATTCCATGCTTGCCGCACACATTATTGATAACAGACCCAATATTTCAGGACTGAAATTCCAAACATATGTAAATTTTGGAGTATCTGATTATGCAAGTGAAGTTTCTCCATGGTTGAAGAGTGTTGAGAAGGATGGTAACGCCAAAAATAGGATTGAAGAACTTATTCAGACGGAAGCAGGCAGGCGTAAATTAATGGAATACTGTGCACTTGATAGCATTTACGAATTTCGTTTGGCTATGCTACAAAGAACACTGATACTTAATAACCTCCCCTTTTAAAATGGAAAAGATTGATTATTTAATTGGCTGTGAAGAATCACAAGCCGTTACCATTGAACTTAGAAAATTAGGTATCATTGCTTTTAGTTGCGATACAGAGCCTTCTTCTGGTGGTCACCCTGAGTGGCATATTCAGGAAGACGTTTTGAAGGTGATCGATGAACATCCTGAAATAAAGGTTGGAATTTTCTTCCCGCCATGCACACATTTAGCCGTTTCCGGGGCACCATCCTTTGCTAAAAAGCGTGAAGATGGCAGACAGCAGGAGGGTATTGATTTCTTTATGAAGTTAATAAATGCCAAAATACACAGTATTGCCGTGGAAAATCCTATTGGCATAATGAGCAGGCTTTACAGAAAACCTGATCAGATTGTGCAACCATACTTTTTTGGTGATGAATTTCAGAAAACAACCTGTCTTTGGCTTAAAAACTTACCTCCCCTGCACCACAATTCAGAGCCTGATTTATTCACAGAGGAAACCACGCATGTAGGCAAGGGAGAATTCTTCCATTGGGTTGATAGTAAGTCAGGCAAGGCAAAGAAACAACCACAGTGGTATGCTGACGCTTTTCTGAACAAAAAGAACAATGCCGTCAGTGTGGGAAACACGAGAAGTAAAACATTTCACGGTTTAGCAGTTGCAATGGCAACTCAATGGGGAAAAAACTTACCTAAACACTATAAAAAATGAATATAAATCCGCAATCACATCAAGCTTATTATTTATTTCAAAAAGGGATACTAGCACTTAGTCGTGCGGAGCAGGCTGGTATTAGGATCGATATGGAATATGCTGAGAGTAAGAAAAAGCATATCGATAGAATGATAACAAGGGCGGAGGCAAAGTTCAAGGAAACCAAACTGTATTCACATTGGTGCCACACAGTTAAGTCAGGAGCCCCAAACATGTACTCAAGTCAACAGTTGGGAACATTTCTGTACAAGGTAAAAAAGATAGAAGCAGTAAAGACAACGACAAGTGGCTTTGGTTCCACAGATGAAGAGGCTTTGGAAGCAATGAACCTTCCCGAGCTTGCATACATAATTGAGGCAAAAAAACTTAAAAAGATAAGGGATACCTATTTAGAAGCGTTTCTCAGGGAGCAGGTTGATGGTTATATCCATCCCTCGTTCAATTTACACCTTGTAAAAACCTTCAGAAGTAGCAGTGATAGTCCAAATTTCCAAAATATTCCTGTACGTGATGCTTTTGCCATGCAGACCATCAGAAGTGCTTTATTTGCTCGTCCAGGACATCAATTATTGGAAGTGGATTTGGGTTCGGCCGAGGTAAGGGTTGCTGCATGTTATCATAAGGACCCTGTGATGCTGTCATACATCAATGACCCCACAACAGACATGCACGGTGACATGGCAAAAGAGATATTCATTTTGCCGGGATTTAACAAAAAAGATCACAAAGTACTGAGAAACGCTACCAAGAACGGGTTTGTTTTTCCTGAATTCTATGGTGATTACTATAAGAATTGTGCCGTTAATATTGGTAGCAAGTGGATGGGCCTTCCCAATGGTAAATGGAAACCAGGGCAGGGAGTTGCAATGCCTGAGGGCACTATTTCTGATCACCTTATTTCCCAAGGAATTAAATCGATGGATGATTTCACAGAACACATGAAAGACATTGAAGATTTCTTTTGGAATAAACGGTTCAGAGTCTATGCACAGTGGAAAGACCGTTGGTGGAAACAATATCAGAAAGACGGGTTTGTTGACTCCTTAACGGGATTTAGGTTCAATGGTGTTATGAATAAGAAAGACGTTATTAATTACCCTGTTCAAGGTGCCGCATTTCACTGCCTTTTGTGGTCACTGACAAGGCTTACAGAGCTTTCTATCAAAGAGAAATGGAAGTCTAGAATCATTGGTCAAATTCATGATAGTATTATTTTCGACCTACACCCAAAGGAACGGGAATACGTGTTGGCCACAGTAAAAAGGGTATTCACTGTTGAACTCCCTGCATTTTGGGACTGGATAATTGTTCCCATTGAGATTGAGGCTGAGATCGCAGAAGTGGACCAACCCTGGTCTGAAAAGAAGAAAGTAGAGGGTTTTTAAATTTATTTTTCATATTTGAACACAGGGAACTTTTTTTACGTATAATATATCAAACGCAAAATAAAATGAGTCTATATCAAAAACATCGTCCAGGTACATTAGAGGGAGTTATCGGAAATGAGGAAATCATCGATAGTCTGACCTCAATGTTGAAAGACAAAGAGAAATGTCCACATGCGTTTTTAATCAGTGGTCCTACGGGAACAGGTAAAACCACCATAGGTAGAATTCTAGCAGGAATGTTGGATTGCAGGGGAAATGACCTGCAGGAAGTTGATATAGCTGATTACAGAGGAATTGACACCATAAGAGAAATAAGAAAGCAATGTAACTACCTGCCAATTGAAAGCTCTAGCAGGGTGTATATTATGGACGAGTTTCAAAAAGCTACAGCTGACGCACAAGCTGGAATGCTGAAAATACTTGAGGACACTCCAAAACATGTATATTTTGTACTCTGCACCACCGACCCGCAAAAACTTTTGAAAGCTATTGTAGGCAGGTGTAGTAACTTTCAAACGAAGACGTTGTCTGATTCTGAAATGATGACATTACTTCGCCGGGTAGTAAAAGCAGAGGAAAAATCAATACAAAAGATAGTTTATGAACAAATCATACAGGATGCAACGGGCCATCCTAGGAATGCGCTTACGGTCCTCGAACAAGTACTCGGGGTCGAAGAAGATAAAAGATTAGCCGTTGCTGTGAGAACAGCTCAAGAGCAATCCCAAAGCATAGAATTGTGTCGACTCCTTCTCACTCCAACAGCAAAATGGACTGAAATTTCCAAGGTTCTAGGGGGGCTGAAAGAGCAGGATCCCGAGGGAATACGAAGACATGTTTTGGGATATTCTCAGGCTGTTTTGTTAAAGACACAAAATGACAGAGCGGCACTGGTTTTAGAAATGTTTGTTGATAATTTTTTTGATAGCGGTTACAGCAAATTAATACTGGCATGTTATTCTGTGTTCCGTGGGTAGTTTGTTTGTTTTGTTGGGATTACGACGGGGGTGATGTCCCGTCTAGGAGGGAGTGGTAATGGGCTAGTACAGTTGTTTAGGTCTGTATTATTTCCAAACTCCCTCTGCTTCCAAAAAAGATCTTAAATCCAACCGATAGTCTGAGCACGGAGACATACCGCAGATAAGTTGAGGCTCTAGTGTGGGAGGCCACTTGGCCGTGGAACAGCCCCTCCCACTTAGTTTTAAAATTTCAAATAAATATATGAGCTACGAACAGGACATAAAAATCGATGAGAACGCCTTGGATATCGAATGGTTGGATCAAGCAGCTTTAATGATGCGGTACGCCAAGATATCAGCACAGGCAAATCTTGAACGGGACAGGGCCAAAGTGGACCTTGACTTGAAAAAAGCTGAATTGGACAGGAAAATCAGGAACAATCCTGACTTTTACAAAATTGAAAAAATTACGGAGAATGCCATTATGAATGCTATTATTGTGAACCCTGAGTATGTTGAGGTTCAGGAAACATATCAAATGGCTGAGTACGAGGCATCTGTAGCAAGAAGTGCGGTATTCGCATTTGACGCTAGAAAAACAGCTTTAGAGAACTTGGTAAAATTACATGGTCAACAATACTTCGCAGGACCAAGGGTACCAAGGGATTTAGCCGAAGAGAGAGAAATGCGACAGAAACGCGTGGATGAGGGGGTCGCAGGAAAAATGAAAAGACGGCCGTTATGAAATATACACTAGTAGTAATTGCAATTACTGCATTCATTGTAATAAGTCCGTTTTTAGTATATTTTTTCTCCAGAATGCAGATGTTAGGTTGGAAACACGGATTACGAGATACAATAAAACAATTAAAAAAAGATCAAGAAGATGGAAAAACGAAAAAGTAGGTTTGCAGGAAAAGTCGCCAATGACGCACACAGACAGTCTAGCGCAGCAAGCAGTTATGGACACTTATCACTGCCCAAGGGAATATCAATGTTTAAGGAAACCCCTGGCGGTAGAGCCAAGCTTGATTTCCTTCCTTATGTTGTCACAAGTGACAAACACATGGATAGGAATGAAAAAGTAGAGATTGCGGTTCCTGGTGAAATTTGGTACAAAGCACCGTATAAACTTCACAGAAAAATTGGTGCAAATGATGATTCTTTTGTTTGCCTCACCACTATAGGAAAGAAATGTCCTATCTGTGAATACAGAGCCAAACTTACCAAAGAGAGTGACGGAAGCCAGGAAGCTAAAGATCAGATTGTCGCACTTCGTCCATCCTTGAGAAACCTATATTATGTCGTTCCCATTGGCATGAAAGATTTTGAGGAAAAACCACACATTTGGGATATTTCTCAGGCTATGTTCCAAAAACTTCTCAACACAGAGTTGGAAGAAAAACCTGAGAATGAAATTTTCCCTGACCTTGAAGAAGGTTTGACGTTAAGTTTACGTTTCTCTTCCGAAACTATTGGTAAGAGCAAACCTTTCGCTGAAACCAGCAGAATTGACTTTGACGATCGTGACGAAGCTTACGAAGACTCAATGTTGGATAAATTAGCGTCACTTGACAACTGCTTTAAAATATTGTCATACAAGGAACTCGATGCAATTTTCCTTGAACTTGATCCTGAGGACGTTCATGAAGAAACCAAGGAAACAGTTCGCGAAGAAGCTCCACTCAGGAAACGTAAGAAAGCTGAAGAGGAAGAAGAAGTGGAAGAAAAACCCGCAAGACGCAGCAGAGCTGTCGTTGATGAGGACGAAGTCGAGGCTCCCGTAAGGACACGCAAACCCGCTGCAGAAGTAGCTGATGAGGATGAAGCTCCTGTTCGCAGAAGAAGACCTGTAGTTGAGGAAGAGGAAGAAGTTGAGGAAAAACCAGTCCGCACAAAAAGAGCACCTGCACCAGAACCTGTTGAGGAAGAAGAGGAAGAGGAAGAGGAAGAAGTGAAGGAAGTTGCAAAACCAGTTCGTACAAGAAAAGCTCCCGAGCCTGAGAAATTAGCACCAAAAGGAGAGGACAACAGATGTCCAAGTGGTTTCAGATTCGGTGTAGATACAGACCTCAAAAAACAGTGTGATGTTTGCTCTGTTTGGGAAGATTGTATCGAGGAAAAAGAAAAGAAGGGTAAAAAATAATGGAAAGAACTGCCAAAAAAGACCCGCTTAGTAAAGAAATGAAAGCTCAGGTAAAAAAACAAGCTGAGAAAAAAGAAGAGTTTGTTGGGTCTACAGAAATGATGATTTCCACAGGCAGTACACTACTCGACCTTGCCATTTCAGGTGGCAGGGTCCGTGGTGGTGGTGTTCCTGGTGGAATATTTGTAGAGATTTTCGGACCAAATGGTACAGGTAAAACAATACTGCTTTCAGAAATTGCAGGAGATATTCAGCGTAAAGGTGGAGACATTATGTTCCATGACCCTGAGGCTCGCCTGAATAAAGAATTTGCAGCAATGTTTGGTGTTACTATTTCCCCGGAAAATTATTTGATCTCTGATACCGTTACAGAGGTATTTGAACCAATCCGCACATGGGACCCTGTAGGGAAGAAGAAAAACACCATCCACGGTATTATGGCCGATTCACTTGCCGCTCTTTCAACCAAACTTGAAATGGAGGATGAAGACGGTGACAAGATGGGAATGCGCAGAGCCAAGGAATTTTCTGAAGAACTTCGCAAGACCTGTAGAATTATCACTGATAAGAACTACATAATGGCTTGTAGTAATCAGGTAAGGGAAAATATCGGAGCCAAAGGAAACATGGCAAGGTACAGTACCCCAGGGGGCGTGGCTGTAGGATATTACGCTAGTTTGCGCCTGAAGACTAATCTTATGGAGAAGATTAAGGTTAAGAAGACAATTAACGGCAAAGCAATTGAGCGCATTACAGGAATAACCATTGAGGTTGAGGTATTCAAAAACTCTGTGTGGAAACCCTATAACAAAGCTCCTGTCACGATCATGTTCGATTATGGTATTGACAACACTTTACAGAACCTTCAGTTCATAAAAGATTTCACGAAAAATACGACCTACACACTTGGTGGAGAGTCCATAGGTAAAAGTATGGAAGAGGCTATCAAATTTGTAGAAGACGAAAACCTTGAAAAAGAACTAAGGGAAGAGGTAATCGATCTTTGGGAAGAAATACAATCAAAATTCAGTTCAAACCGAAAAACAAAAGTACGATGAAAAAAATCATGGGCTTAATCATAGCCGTTATGTTGTTCAGTTCCTGTCAGAAGGAATTGGAAGGAATGAAGAAGAACTTCCAAACAACTAACCGACACTACCATGTTGAGCAGTATTCAGGCGGTGTGTTGATTGCAGAATACGATTTTGTTGGAACATTAAACGATTCTGAAAATTCTGACGGGTATTATTTTACGGAGGGTGATACTTTAATTGAAATTTCCGGGGACATAATTGTAAAAAGTTATAAGTAAAATTATGAATGAGCTACACTTAAAATACAAAATAAACACAGGGTACAAGGTATCCGATGAAGCAGAGCGTATAAAAACTGATGCAAGATATTCTCTTTTGGCAGATTATGTCTCCTGGTTGGAAGAGCAAGTTGAACTCATTTCACACGCAGGCCGAGTATAATGGAGAGAAGTGAACCATCTGCAGCAATCACAATACTGACCAACGACCCAAGTGTAACAGCTTGGGGTTGGGCGGTTGTTGGTATCAAGGGAAACATCATAACCACAGGGTGCATAAAGACGGCACCCGAGCAGAAAAAAAGACGTATTCGAAAGTCTGATGATACCTCCCGAAGGATACAGGAAATAAACACGGTTTTGCTTAGGGTTATCAAGCGTTACCGTGTTTCTTTTTTACTCACAGAGTCCCCACACGGGTCTCAAAACTCTTCTGCGGCAACAATGATAGGTATTGTTACTGCAATTATGCAAACCATGTCTGACTGCCTTGGTATTCCTGTAGAATATTATTCCGAAGGTGATTCCAAAAAATGTCTTTTGGGAAAGCTCAGTGCCACCAAGCAAGAAACAGTTGATGCAATTGCCAAATTATATGACGTACCATGGACTGGTATTACTTACAGGGATGAAGCCGTAGCTGATGCAATTGCTGTGTTTCATGTAGCCTGTGAGCAATCCACAACAATCAGAGTGTTAAAAAATAAATATTAATATTTTGAATACAGACGTTAATATTTGCGTATAATATATAAAAGCAAAAATTATGAAGAACAAAAAAGTATGGACAATCACTCAGTACGAGGATAAAAATGGGCACACTCATTTGGAAAGAGTTAATGATGGTTTCACACCAATCGAGCTTCTTGGCTTAGTTCTTTTCTTAAAGACTGAGATTTTTGAACAGATGAAAGGTACCATAAAGCCTGACGTTATTAAAAGAACTGTGGTAAAAGGTATGGAACAACCAGGACATATAGCAATACAAAGGGGACACATCGCTTTGAGATATCTTACAGTGTTGGATCATCATAACGTCACGGATGAATTTTTGTACCGAGTAAACAATCCACAAAAAGACCTGACTTGGTTCTTGGAAATGCAGAACAAAGCAACTAGTTTTTCTGAATTTATGCGAAAAGCTTTTATTTGGCCTGCCGACGAGCTTTCGAAATGGAGGGCGGTTATATATCAGACAGAAGTCAACAACAATCCCACACCAACAATTCGCCGGGAAGACATTTGCGAAAAATATCGCACTCCCCTTGAAAACCATGGACTGACTGATCTGTTTCTTAAACACATAAACAGCAATACCAAGTCGGCTAACCAATTCAGAGGTATTCAGGAAATGTCAAATGATCTCGGTGATTTTATTATTGACTCATTTGAATGGCCACAGAGCGAGTACACAATGTGGAATAAGTTTATCATGGATGAAACAGAACCAAAACAATCAAAATAAAAACCTATGAGCACAAATAAAATGCTACCGATGATGTTGATATTGGCTGATGCTATGTCTTATGATGACTTGATTGAGCAGGTCGAGCAACATATAGCAGAGTACAAACAGACAAAAATTTTGAAAAAGCCTGAAAATGAGCAGATGCAGGCACTTGAGCACCTAACAGTGTACACAACCATGTTAACATCAAAGGTTTCGGGTGCACGTTCGGGAATAGATGTCTTCGATCAAATGGAAGAGATTTCTAAAGTTGAACGAGCTATGAAATTTTTTGAACCAGGAAAACAATGATAAAGTCTGTAGATATAAAGAACTTCCAGTCACACACTAATTCCCACCTTGAATTTTCAAAAGGAGTTAATGTTATTGTTGGAAGTTCTGACTCAGGAAAAACAGCTATAATAAGGGCTTTAAAATGGGTGGTTTTAAATCGACCCAACGGTGATGCTTTCCGTAATTGGAGTGCTTTGGATTCAGATACCAAGGTTTCCGTTACCACTTTTGACGGGATTACTGTGGACAGGACGCGCGGAGTTAAGAAAAATAACTACACCTTGGGTAAATCTGAATTCAATGCTATAAGCACGGATGTTCCAAAAGAGATTGAAGACTCATTATCCATAAACGATATAAATCTTCAACAACAGTTGGATTCCCCATACTTGTTGAGCTCGTCGCCGGGGGAGGTTGCACAGCATTTTAATAAGATTGCACACCTTGATGCCATTGATTCAGGGTTGAAAAAGATTGAGTCGGCAATACGCGCACTAAAACAAGAGGAAAAAGCCAATAGGGCAAGGGTGGATTTACTTCAGGAAGAAGCCGACAGGTATAACTTCCTGGAAAAGATGGAGATCGATATCGACGTTTTGGAGTCCGTGGAGACTACCTACAAACAAACTGTGTCCAACGTATCAAAATTAGGGGTCTTGATAGATTCTATAATTAATACTACCAAGTTTGTTGAGGTGGAGAATGATGTTGCAAAAATGCAGGAACCACTTGACAAAGTTCTTGCCAACATTGAATTGCTTGCGTTAAAAAATAAGGACATTAAATCACTGTTGAAATTATATGAATCGATTCAACTAAAGGAAGAGGAATGCCTGCAGTATGAAGAGTTTATAAAGGTTGACCTTACTTTAGACTCCCTATTGACACTAATGAACAGGCACGACACTTTGCAAAAAGACATAACTAATTTGGACTCACTTATGATTAGAATAGCGTCGGTGTGCACATCCATTGAGTCAGGTGATAAGTTGGTGAAAGCCTTAGAGCAGAAATTTCACCAGGAAATGCCTGATGAATGTCCACTTTGCGGGCACACTAAGTATAACATAAATTCATTATAAAATGACCTATAATACAGGTGCTAAGAAAACAGACAGATATTGTCCGGATTGTTTTGGACCAATAATACCTATGAAAGCGTGTATTTATTGCGGAGGTATTTTTGCTGAATGTGATACTTTATCTAAGGAAGAAGCAAAAGCTATAAAACGATGAAACTACAAACCAAACGAGCTATTTTAAAATGGGTTGCCAAACTGCTGAGGTATGAAACTCCAAAGTTTAACCCACCAATCGTAAAGGAAGTTGCAAACATTCATGTGGTACGATTTGAGGCCATTTTTGAAGCAAGTGCTCCTCCGGAAGTAATAAAGCGTTCAATATATGAGGGCTACATGAGTGAGTTTTACAAACGTGATTTGATTGAATTTTCTAGTAAGGACGAGCCTTTTTATGGTCCAGGAGTTCGCAGAGTTTCAGCTACCTTAAAAGTTTTGAAGAAATGATAAGAAAAACGCCAAGCGGGGTAAATGAACTGACTAATCCCGTGACCAAGATATTTAAAAAAGCGGATGCTATCCTAACAGGTGACTGGCATTTGAGGGAAGATACCCCAGTTTGCCGTACTGATAATATGGAAGAAGCTCAGTGGCATAAACTGGGATTTATTTCAGGATTGCAAATTAAACATCAATGTCCTGTATATCATAGTGGAGATTTATTTCATCATTGGAAACCAAGTCCTTATCTGTTAAGCAAAATCATTGAGTATATACCAAAAGATTTTCATACTGTATATGGTAACCATGATTTACCACAGCATAATTTAGAACTGCTTAATAAATCTGGAATACATGTTTTATCCATGGTACATTCTATTTCCACTTTATTTGGATGTCATTTTGGACAAACTCCAAACATAGAAGACCATGGCATTAACATCAAAGGTAGATTAATGTTAGTTTGGCACACTATGACATACCAAGCCAAGGAGCCGTACCCAGGATGCACAGCTCCAAAAGCAGCAAAACTGTTACGCACACTGCCTGATTACGACCTGATACTTACAGGGGACAATCACCAACCCTTTGTCGAAGAGTATGAGGGAAGAATTTTAGTAAATCCGGGATGCATAACAAGACAAACCGCAGCATTTGCAGATTTCAACCCAAGAGTATATCTGTACTATGCCGACACAAACACTGTGGAGCCTGTTTTCCTGCCAATTGCCAACGAAGTGGTGTCAAGGGAACATATTGCAGAGATAGAGCAGAGAGACGCAAGAATTGATGCCTTTGTGAGCAAATTATCAGATGAATGGGAAGCGGGACTGAGTTTCGAAGACAATTTGAAACGATTTGCAGAGGCTAATGAAATTCGTGATTCAGTAATGGAAATAATATATGCATCAATAACATGAAAAAAATTGTAAAGCACCCAGGGTTTAGTCCTGCTATACTTGTAAGTAAGTTTAAAGAAAAGGGAGTTTGGTATGTAAGAGTAGAGTGGACTAATATTCCCTATGGAGAGCATTATCGTGCTAAGAGGGCTAACAATGAAGGAGTATTCCGTGAGTCTGATTGCGTTATAACCCGAGCTAAATACCCTTGGGAACTGAAGGTCATAAAATTCTTCAGGAAAATATTCAAGATAAAACCTACAACAAATAAATAAAATGAGCCTATCAAACGATCAATTACTTGACCTTAAACAAAAGGTTGAAGACGCTAAAACTAACGTCACAAGATTAAAAGGACAATTGGAAATGCTGAATTCTCAGCTGTTAAGCACCTGGGGATGTAAAACTGTGGAATCCGCTCAGAAAAAGCTGATAGCAATGGAGAAAGAAGCCTCAACACTCGAAAATCAGATTTCTGAGGGTAAGGACGCACTGGAAGAGAATTACGGATCATTCATAGACTAGTGTCATGGATTTACGGCAATACAGGTCCAAGTTGGAGCAACTAAAGGGACGTAAAATACAGCTTGAAAAAACTATTTCTGAAATTTCTACAGAGATACGTAACTCCAAAAGGTCGTTAAACCAACACGAACAGGCTCGCGAGATAATGAAAGAAGTGGGACTGAAAACTCAACAAACACTTCAACTTCATATTTCCGATATAACGACACTCGCCCTGAGTGCGGTTTTCCGGGATCCTTATGAGCTAAAGGTTGAGTTTGTTCAGCGCAGAAACAAGACAGAATGTGATCTTATTTTTGTTCGTGACGGAAATGAGTCTGACCCACTAACGGCAAGTGGTGGCGGTGCTGTGGACGTAGCTGCATTTGCCCTGCGTATAGCTTCATGGACAATGCAAAGACCTAGAAGCAGAAACGTGATAATATTGGATGAACCCATGCGGTTTCTTTCAGTCGATCTGCAGGAAAGAGCGTCACAAATGATTAAAGAAATCTCAGAAAAATTAAATCTGCAATTTATAATAATCACACACGAGCCCACTCTGGCTGTCTCAGCGGATGCCGCATTCACTGTAGGTATACGAAAAGGAACATCTAAAGTAATAACAAATGACTAGGGAAGTTGCTATTCAAAAGATAATCGATGAACTGTCCATTAATAACGTCTGCCTGGTTTTCAACCCTCATATCTTTGGAGAATACCTAGAACAGTTGTATGCCATTGGTTTTAACGCCGGGTACCTGGAACAGATAAAAAGAGGTAATTGCAAGGGAGTTTCACAGCATTCCAAAGACGGAACATTCATAAAATTCTTTGAAAATATAAGAGCGGCCGAACGTGCTACCGGGATAAATAATTCAGATATAAGTAGTGTTTGCTTGGGTCGTAGACAGTTTGCAGGTGGGTATGTTTGGAAACATTCTGAATTAAATGTTGATAATTTGAACACAGAGGACTAGTTTTGCGTATAATATAGTCTAACCTATTATTAACGTAATTAATAAACTAATGAAAACTGAAAACGAAATTTTAGATATCCTAATTAAGAAACGGTATGAATTAGAACAGCAGGAAAATAAATACCAGGCAATGAATCAAATTGACATGCAAAGCGGATACGGTTCTCAGGTATTAGAAAACATTAATGTTCTCAAAGGAGAAATAAAAACCCTTAAATGGGTAGTGGAGTACTAGCCATGAAAAAGACAGAATTTGAATTAGTAGAAATGTACTGGAAAAATCCAGAGTACAACGAAAGAATGAGTTTTGCGGCTTTTAGGAAGTTGGTTGACGTTTTATCAGAACCAGAACCAGAACCAACCCCACCCGCAGAATATGGAAAGCGTTATTGGGTGGTTGAGGGTAAATTTGAGGGAGTTTCAAGGTATGTGAACGCTAAAACGTGTAGGTGGGTTGACAACATTCACGAGGCAACTAAGTATAAAAATAAAGATTTGTGCGCTCGTGTATGGAATGAGTTAAACCGTATAGGTGAAGTCACTGAACACATGGATGTATCAGAAGATAAGAATAGCGTTAAGTTAAAAATTAGTGCTTCTGAACAGTTTGAAAAAGAACACTACAAAGAGGAACCCGAACAGGTGAGTGCCGAGAAAATATTGATGAAACATTTTCCACTGTTACCAAAATCATCAAATAGGGATGGTATAGATAGAATTATTAACGCCATGCGAGAATTTCATACACAATCTATCATACTGCCTGATGCAGAGCTATTAGAAAAAGCAAATCCTATTCCTTTTGAGTTTAGTGGTACTATTCAGGAACTACAGATGTCATGGCATAAAATGTATATGAAAGGTATACAAGATACTCTGACCGAGGTTAAGTTGCTTAACGATTTGAAATAACAAAAACTTAGTACCATGAAAAAATGGATATCAGAAATTAAATATTTTTTATACCCGGCTTTTATTATGATGCTACTAGCGGTAATTGTATTGGTCTGTGCTGTTCTTTTACCATGCCATCCACGAAAAACCCTCACAAATGAAGAGCTTGTTGTTGATTGGGTACTTGGAGCACCCAAACCAATTAGAGTTTTTACATATGGCGAAAAAGCTGACGGGTCGTATGAGTATGTCCTAGTGGATTCTTTAGAGGGTGTTTACAATACCGGGAAGGTTTATATTGAACTACCAAAAATAATAAAATAATGGAAAAGAAAATTCTTAAATTTGGGTACGAGTATACCCTTGTGCATATAGGTGAGAGAGCGGGATGCTCGCCATGGCTTCAACCAGCTGCTTTTGGATTTCAGGGATATGTTCTTAAATCATATAAAAAACTAAACAAATGAAACACTACCTATTACTTGCAATCAGCTACATTTTAAGCGAACTTCTTCAGTGGAATTTCAAAATCCGCTGGAGATTTGGACTCAAAGAAAGTAATTATGATATCACAAATAACGGAGCAAAGTGGACGGATGTAAATCCGTTCTCAGGTGCACCAACAAAAGGTGAACTCAACACATTCTATAATGATGAGCTTTATTTCAGAGGGGAATATAAGAACAGCATGATGGTATCATTCAAGACCGAAAATAAGAATCCTGTATTCTGGCTACTTCAATTACAAATGCAGAAATTACAGGAAATAGATGTATTTGAAACTATGGTTCCAGATGGAAAACCTGGTATATATTTCTCCATTTATAATAATGAAGACTCAAGCGATTACTACGCTTATACCAAAGATGGTGAAAAGATCGAAGTTTATGACAGGTTTCAGACACGCATGAGAGGAATCTCAATGTTAGCCTACCTTACTACTCGTAAATTAGAGTATAAGGTTAAATGGACTCAAAAATACGTTATGTGGTATATCGCCGAAATTCCCGTGGCAATTTGTTTAGTTTATGTACCTGTTCAACCAATGTGGTTAATATTAAATAATTTGGAGGAATAATAATGAAAACAGCTTATATATTTATAGAAGATAAAATGCCGGACGATAAAGGTAGACAGCATTTCTGGGTTCAATGGTTGTCAGATACTATTGGAAAACATTGTAATGAAACAGGATTAAGAGGCACTCTTACTTTCGGAGATTTAAAAGAACACATAAAACTATGGGAAGACAGAGGGTATGTAATTGAATTTACAAACAACTTAATAAAATGATACCAAAAACAAAAGGTTACACGGAAATCGTAAAGATAACGGAAGCTGCTTTAAATGGAGATACAGGGCATTATAATCGATATATTATCGATGCAATGATAGAATTCAAAAACCAATCCAGTGTAAACCCTACAGATGATGATATTGAGAATGCAGCAACGGATTACATAAATGATGCAGGTGTTGATTTGTTTTGTACTGATGTTGAAGCATTAGTAAACGCAGCCTACATGGCAGGCGCAAAAGAAATTAGAGATAACAAAATTCACATTTCAAAAAGTAAGGTATGAAAACAGAAAATTATAAAGACTGCGCTAAATCAGATATGATGAATGATGCTTTAAAGCATTATGATGAAGCTGGAAGAGCTATTAATCATTGGCGAAGTGATATATACGAAGCTATTAAAGCGTATTATTCCGAACCGAATCAACTCGAATCATCATCCCCCCGACCTGTGGAAGATGGAAAGCCTTATTGGATGATTAAGAATGTGTTTTATAGTACGATTCCTCATTATTTAGATGTTGATGGTAAAAGATGGGTTACTGATATTCATAAAGCTACCAAATTTAGAAATCATACGGAATGCACTGCTGAATGGATATTAAATAATCATTGTGGGTATGTTACCGAACACATGGATGTATCAGAGGGGAAATCCGACATGGATATAGTCGCAAAGTTCCCAGAGCAGAAAACTATTAAGGCTAAGTTGGTGTATGAGCAACCCGAACAGGAGGTGAATCCAGAAGAATTATGGGATTTATTTTCAGAATCTGTCGGAGAAAGTTTTGATGATGTCGGTTTTTATGCTGGTAGAACCGTAATGGCTAAAGATCAGTTTATTAAAGCAATCGGAAAAGCATCACTCCGAGAGGTGAAGATGCCAGATAGGGAGGCAGTTAAGAAAAGAGTAAATCAAGGCGCTTATTTGAATGCAGTTGAAAAGTCAAATAATGTATTTCAAGACGTTTTTGAATTGGCTGTTGCATGGACTATTGGCGAGATAAAGAGGATTAACAATTTGGAGCAGAGATTTTAACAGTAATAGTTAAAAATGGAACCCCCTGCCTTTATGCCAAAGTAAATCCAGATAAGCAGCAAATTCAGCATGTTATTAGGATTTTTGGGACTGGTCATCCTATTCAAGATGATTTTAAGGGAAAGTATATTGGTACTTATATAATACAAGTTACTCTTGTCTTTCATGTATTCTTAATGCCGGTGCAATAATAAAAAAGGGGCTAAATTAAAGCCCCTTTGTTTTTACCGTATGCTAGCCCCTATGACTACCCCAGTAACTATAATGGCAGTCAACCGCCAAAACCCCTTCTTTCGTTTTTCCTTCTTGTATTGCTTATCCTTTAGATCGAGCAGAACTGTATCATTGTTTATAATACTGTCCAGAGAATTAATATTTTGATTTAAGTATGTTATTTTATCATTCTTTAACGTCAAAATACTATCCTTTTTTACTATCCTAGATTCACAATTCTCAACCTGCCCGAGTAGATTGCTATTAATTTTACCCAACTGAAGTTTCTGTAAATAGGTTAAATGAATAGCCTTTACCTGAGAAGCGTTAAAGGGATACCGATTAACCCCCTCGAAAACGTAAACAAAACGTGTAAGAATCGAATAACTACTGTCGGGCGGTATATTATCCAAGCTCGAAGCTAAATTGTCGTATTGCCCCTTCAAATTGGTAAATTGAGAGTTTAGTTTTTCCTTCTCTATTTCCGAGAGCTTTAAATTGCCTTCAACAATACTTATTTTAACATCCTTCGCCTTGATAAGAGCATCCCTGAGCTTTACCTGACTAGCTAAATTATCCTTAGCAAGAGTAAGCTCAGCAACGACTACCTGCTGTTCAGCGTATTTTTTACGGGAACAATTGTTAACCCCTAAAAGGAAAACAATGCCCAATACGCTCAACGCCGCTAATATCCACTTGATTTCTTTCATGGCTTAGTTGATACCCACTACGGTATCTATTTTTTTATCAAATACTCCCACTATTTTCTTCCATACCGCTTGACCTGAAACTCCTGCTAGTAAGGCAGTGATCTTTGTTATAGGATAAATAGTGACCAAATCCTCCCTCGACCATACCAAGGCACAGCCAGTTAGAATTGAAAGCCATGATGGGATTATCATATTCCGCACCCAGTTGAAATCTTTTGTTTTGGAGGTTTCATTCCATTGTAAGGTGGCGTAAATAACCACTCCGAATAATACTGCTAAATAAAGTTCCATAATGTTTATAGTTTTACTTGGTTACAAAAATCCGCTATCATTTGTGCGTAATTCATCTGATTGATAGGGTCTCGCATAATTACCCAGTCCTCATAAGTATCAAAGAATAACCATTCAGGCAATATCGCTGGACACTTAGATTGTACTAACATCCAGAACTTCGATTCTTTGTCTGGGTCTTGGTCACACTTATCAGCACGCATTGCGGTGGTAGGAAACTTTGCAGCGAACATGTCATAAAATCTCGTTGCGTAAGGGTCACTTCCATCTTGTCCAGGACTTGTCCAGATTTCAAAACCTCTTCCCCCTCCTGCATTTGAATGTAAGTCAATGAGTAAACAGTTTTCTTTGCCATAGTGAGAACAGTAGGAATTGATAATATTGGTACGAACAGATAGGGGTATGTCTAAGTCAGTAGGACAGACATCAATGAACTTCAGTTTATACTGAACTAGTAATCGAAGTACATAGTTTTTAATCTGCCTATTCAAAGCCCCCTCATACGCAATAGTGCCGTCCTTATGGGTAAACATCTTTGCAGGGGCGGTTTGATACGCCCCATTTATAAACCCGCCATGACCTGAGTCAATTAGGAATATCTTTTCCATTATTTCTTACTCTACTTTGTTTGGATTGGTTTAGCATTTTGTACTTTTAATACCAGTTCCAGAGTGTATGCAGTTACCTGTCCACCTGAATCAAGAAGGTCTGCTCCTTTTTTCAAAAATTCAATTTCAGAATTTTCAAAGTTAAAGCTAACGTCTTTTATTTTCGTTTTATCCCAATTTATACCACCATTCTGAGCATCCTTTATTCCAAATGCTTCTATTTCTTTAGCGGTAAACTCAACCAAGGATGTAAGGTTTTTAGCCATCAACATTTCTACTATTTTCCCATTTTTAGGAAGTAGTTCATTGAATACAGCTCTATCAAGTACGGATAATTTAATTTCAGTCATTTTTATATTTTTTAAAAGTTAGACGTTAGTTGCCTGAGCACTTATAGCACTTAATTTAGCATCAATCTCAGCAATCATTTCTGTGAGACGGGTTTTTTCTAGTTCAAGGCTAGTAACCGAGAACCATCCAAGGCTCTTTGGAATAGTAACGTCTTTGTTATTAACGTCTTTAACTGTTTCAGTACTTAACAGTTCATACTTTTTTTCTGGTTGGACAGGTCGCATCTCAGCGGAATTGTCCATTTCTTTTACAATGTAATTCATGATTAAATTTATTTGGTTAATAATTAAAAAGGTAAATATAATTAAATTTTTTTAATACTAAGTAAATGATGATACTACCCAAAAATTACTACCAATGTAAATTAAGGTCATGCACCTATGTTGCCCATATACTACAGTGGATACACTACTACCAGCATAAAAAATAGAATCCCCCGAACCCGTTGCTATAGATACGGTTAAGTTGACAGCACTTATATTAGAAATAATAAATGTTCTACCTAGTGTTGGAGTCAGTGGCAAATAAATAGTGGAGGCAGATCCATTTAGATATACCTGCAAAGTTGCAGAATCATCATCTAACTGAGCAAGAGGTTGTGGTCTATCATGGTCTACATATAAAAATTGGGTTGCCTTTACTTGTATATTAGGTTCTAATGTTGTAGATACTTCATTGGTAAAATCAAAGTGAGAACCTCTCAACCTGAATTCTTTTACGTAGGCAGTATTTGTACCACTAGTACCATGAGCATAAACCTGAATTAAATCCCCTGCTGCCCAACCAGATATATCTTCAGTAAACATACTACCAGTAGCATTTGGACTGTTTCTTTCTGTACCTACAGCAACCCCGTTCCTATATATTCTTGCATAGGTGTTGTTTGCTCCTGAGCTTCTTAAATGAAAAGTAATTCTTAATGTCTTTGTTCCTTGTATATCCGCCCCTAATGTCATTTGCTGTAACTTAACATAAGTAGCAGAACTAGTACTGTATTGCAAATCTATTCTACCTATAATATCACTTCCTATAATATAAGAAGTTATAAATTTTGAAGCAATAGCTGTTCCTGCGGGAGTGACTCGGAAAGGGGCAGTTGCTCGGTTAGCATAAGTTTGCCCTGCGTAAAATGGATAATCTGTTGGAGCCATTCCTGAACTGGTTGCCGCTGTTCCTGTGTCTTTAGCAATATAAGTAGATTGAATAGTCCAACCACCGATAGTACCACTTGTAGCTGTAACACTACCTGTAATAGTTGCATTCGTAGCTGTTAGTGCTCCTGCTAGAGTAACCCTAAATGGTGCTGAAGCAAAAGCAGTAGCACCTAAATGAATTCCATTGGCGGTATCTAGTGATATTGTAGTTGCTACTGATCCAGCACTTAATTTAGTTGAACTTAAAGTAAACCCACCAATAGTACCACTAGTTGCTGTTAATACTCCTGTTTCAGTTACTCTAAAAGGAGCTGATGTTGGAGTAGAGCTTCCTGCATATATTCTAACGTCATCACCTCCTGTAACAGCAGAACTCAAGCCAACTGTTGTTGCTCCACTACCAGCAGTTAATGCGTTAGACGTTAATGTCCAACCACCGATAGCACCGCTAGTTGCTGTGATCTTACCTTTTAAGAATACATTGTCGGCGTATAATCCGTAACCGCTTAATGCTCCATACTCAGCATCAGTTATACCTGTAAGCAATCCTAATCTTACTTTTACGTTACTGCTGGTAAAAGAGTAAGAATTGACCCCGTTCATAACATCTATAAAAGGAGCATTGCTATCGCTTGTAGTCATGTAAATAGAACTCTGTCTTGCCGCATCTGTACTATTACCAACCTTTACTAAATCATCCCCGATTTCAGGAGTTCCTGAACCATCGGTTTTAATCATTGTAAAACCATCAGTTACAAGACTTGTGACAATAGCGGAATAGTATTTTACACCTCTTCCATTAAATGCTTGACATCTTAATATATCATTTACAGCAAATTCAACAGCTATATTACTCCCATCCCTATCAATTAAAACTGTATAGGTTGGATTGACATAAGATACTGTTTTAATCTTATGTGCAGAACTTACCCAAAAACTACCACCTATTGCCCTAATCTTTTTGATGATTAGTTCATAAACGGTCATTGCCTTTCTTACTATTAAATTATCTAGTTCCAAGTCATAATTGCTACCACTCTTTACAAGTTGCATTCCATTGCCGTTAAAGCCTGATAGATATGATGTTGTCAGTAACCTTGTATCACCAAGGACGTCTAATTTAATATCTTCTGGGTCATTTGTTCCAATACCTACACTACCTGGAAAATACACATTGCCAGTATTCAAAAGTCGCATTGCTAAAGTACCATTTGTAGCTGCATCCCAAGCAGCAGTGTTATTGGTATAAAATGAACCATAGCCACCTACATTAGTTGCTCCAAATCTTATTTCATTATCATCATTATTTCCAAATTGTAACCTGCCCTGTGCTCCATTTGTCATACCTAGTACAGTATTGTAATTGGTATTGTAATTACTATTTGAAAGTCTTATTGAAGTATTTGTAGCTGCACCATTTCCGTGTACTTCTAATTGACTTGCAGGTGCTGTTGTACCAATACCTACATTACCATTAATAATTGACATTGCAGTTACTTTAGTATCAAATCCCCAAGTAGTTCCAATATCTAATCTTGAAGTATTAAATGTATTTTCTACAGTTGTTAAAAATCCATAATTAATTTCACTACCACCATTAGATAAATAAATTGAATTACCGTGTATATGAAGTTTTGACAATGGATTAGTAACTCCAATACCTACATTACCATTACCTAATGTTGTCAATGGATATAAACCAGATACTAAATTTTTTAAATAAAATTCACCACTACCTCCAATTTCCATTGCGTAATCAGATGCAACTGAACGATATAATCTAATATGATTATAAGATGAATTAGCGATAGTTAATGAATAATTAGGGTCATTTGTTCCAATACCTACATTACCATCATTACGAATTGACATTCTTGTGTTATCATCAGTTTGAAACTGTATATCATTTCCTGTTATTGAATTAAGAAATAATGC